TTGCCAAAGAAAATGACAAATTTGATAATAGAATACAATTCTTCAAAGACCATATTGAATTGAAAAAAACTAATCCACATTACTATTCTGGTTTAGATATAAATTTTGAAAAGTTATTAGAGGCTTGGTCAAGTACCAGTCCTATTGATTTCTTTTATAACACGGTTTTTGGTATGTCTTATGCCGAAAAAATGAGAATCTCCGAGATAGAACTTGCAGAGAAAAAAGCAACGGAAGGTCTTGGTGTCTAATTTAACAAACCAACAGATAGAGGATATCGTGGATAAAGTAATAAAGAAAGTTTGGGAGAGAGTTGCAATGTGGGGTATGGTAGTCATAGCTGCGTTTGTACTTGTATCTTTAGAACTTAACAAAGCGAAAGCTGATGAAGCTTCAATAACTCCTAAAGAGTTTGGCGAAGCCATTGTTGCTGTACCTGGTAAAGTATCTAACTTTGCTCAGAGTGAATGGCAAAAAACAAAAGAATACCAAGCAGAGTCTTGGGCTGATATGAGAGTACAATTTATCAGTACAAAGGAAAAGATTATTAATCTTTTTAGTAAGAAATAATGGTACAGAATATAAAATCTTTTTGTGATAAAATAGATTCTATTAAGAAAATGGCGGATGATTTACGTAATACTCCGCCATCTGACCCTTATTTACTTAAAAACAAAATTGAGAATATACAAGCAGATTCATTATTAGTTGCCAAAACTAAAGTTGATTCAGAATTTTTTGAGAATATAAATGATTATGAAAACACCCTTGACAAAGATTACCATTATGATTATAATGGTGTTGACGTTAACAAATTGTAGTACAAGTAGGTCTACCACAGGTGCAATACTAGGTGGTACAACTACTACAGCAGTATGTGTAGAACACGGTCTTACCGACCCATATGCCGCTGGTGCTTGTGCTATTATTGGTGCTTTTGCAGGTGCAGAAATTATGTATAAAAGTGATTATGATGTTCACAACGCAGTATTCGTAGACCATTTAAATACTAGTCCGAACGGTTCTAGTTATACAAATTGGTACAATCAAAAAACAGGTAATAGTGGTATTATACACACAACAAGGTCGTATTTGAAAGGACCTATAAAGTGTGTAGATTATGACGCTACGGTTGATATTACTAATCAATGGCCTTTGATAGGTGTTGGTAATGTAAATAGAGAAGTGGTGTTTGGTACTGCTTGTCAAATGCCTGATGGTCAATGGATAGAAAAGCCGAGGACATAATGTACACTAGTAGATACAACGATAGAATACAACAATTAGAATCTGAAGTAAAAGATAAAGAAGAAGAGATAGAAATTTCTAATGACAAGAGAGTAGTAGAATTAGAAGAGGAGATTTATAATACAAAACAATCTATTGAGGAGTTAAAAAAATATGTTTGACCCTAATTATAATGAAAAGAAATATCTAGTCTGGTCTTTTATATTAATAATATTTTTAATTATATCGGGTATTGCAGTTGCCAATGAGAATGGCGATTTAAGTGGTGACACATATCCTGTAAGCAAAGTAGAAGAGATTTTAGATAAGATAGAAAAACAAAACAATGATACATCTGTATATCATAGTACAATTAAACCATTAGACCCAGCGGAAACAAACGGTCAATACTGCTTTATTAAGGTGGTCATCAAACAAAAAGGTGATACCATAATAAAAGAAGAGATTATGGAGTGTGCTGATGGTAGAAAGCGATTCGATGGACCAAGTTATTGGGACTTATTCGCTATGTTCTATTATCACGATACCAATAATCCTTCATATTGCCGATATTATAGTCGGCCAGGACACGCTTTCAAATCATTTGGAAAGATGTGTCTTCAAACAAACGGTAAATGGGAGGTAACTCAATGATTAGAAATATAATCATTATTGCTCTTGTATTAATTATAGTATATGATGTATCAGGTGACCAAGCGTTAGGATACGTTCAATCCACGCTTGACTTTTTACAAAATTTAGTATATGATGTAAAGGAGAGTAAAAACTTATGATGAAAAACAACGTGAAAATTATAGGTGCTATAGGTTTGGCGCTAATGCTTAATGCTTGTGCTGGTGGTACTTATAAAATTAAATCAGAAAACGGAAAGACTATGAACCAAGTACCAAAGTGGTATATGGCAGATTATTCAGAGAGAAAAGCCTGTGATACAGACTTACTTGGTAAAGGCAAAGATAAAGAATGTCTATTTGGTGTAGCAACATCCGTTTCTCCAGACCTACAACTTGCTATTGAGAAAGCAAAAATGTATGCAAAATCAGAAATTGCTGATATTGTTGCAGGTGAAATGAACAAACAATCTAAGCAGTTTATAACTGAATTAGGTAAAACACATAGTAAAACTACCGTATCAGAGGTAGAATCTACACTAGTAAATATAATCAAAGATACTAAAGTTAGAGGTTATGAAATTTGGAAACAAGATGTAACCTTAACAAAGAATGGTTATTATAGAGCGTGGATTGGTTTGAGATTGCCACTAGGTGAGTATAATAAGATGTATAATTATACCATTGAAGAGGCTGTTGACGCTTACAATGTAAAAGAGAAAGCTAATATCGCATATAAAGAAGTATTAGAAAATAAAGATGACAATAATAGTTTATAGTAAAAACAATTGTGTCTTCTGTACCAAGGCCAAAGGATTACTTAAAAATCTTGGCCTTGAATACGAAGAAAAATCTTTAGAAAAAGATTTTGGCTCAGACCCTACAAAGTTGGTTGAAGACATTGGTAAAAATGTTAGAACTATGCCACAAATTAAGATTGACGGTAAGTTGATTGGTGGTTATAATCAACTAGTAGAACACTTTGCTGATAAGAACCAAGTTAATTTTAAGGGAGAAGTAATTGAGTGATAATATCATTTTCTTTCCAGAGAACAAGATTAAAAGGAAAGTACCAATCAATGACAAGGCAAAGAGTCAGTTTGCTGACGATTTAAAGAAGAAACAAACGATTGACTTCATAGAATCAGTAGTTGATGATATAGGATTTGATTTATTAAAAAAGTTTGTTGATTCAGGTGTTAAAACAAATGCAACAACCTTTACAAAAGACTTGGCGATTGTGATTGATACGATAAGAGGTTTAGTGTATAGAGATTTTGATATGGCTCACCCAGCACAATTATTGAGTGAGAAAATGGTAGATTTAAAAGTCAATAAAGATGGCAATTTTAGAACTGCTAAAATAACTTATGATATGTTTTTGACAAAACCACAACCACCAAGAAATGTTTTGTCAAGAGACATTAAAAAAGAATTAGACTATTTAAGAGAAGGCGGAGACCTGTTTGAACCAGACTTTGACCTTGATGACTAAAGAATTCTGGAGGGCATACAACAAATGTTCGCTATGTACTCTGAATGGTGTGGTGACCATAACACTAGAGAAAGGTAAGGTAAACAATAATGTTTAACTTTTTAAATATCTTCAATGAAAGGAAGAGTAATACTATGGCTAGAACAAAGCTAACTAAAACTGAAAAGGTAAGAAACCTTTTCGCAAAAGGTTCAGAGGTTTCTTGGAAAACTTTGAGAAACACACACGACCTTAAATCACCAGCTTCAATGGTGATGAAATTGAGAAACGAAGGAATGATGATTTATGAAAATAGGTCTTCAAAAGGCGTTTCTTACAGAGTTGGAACACCATCAAAAGCGATTATCGCTGCTGGTATCAACGCTGTATTCGGTAAGCAAACTGCTTACTCAGCATAATAAAAAAATAGGAGACAGGGGCCCTAAAGGCCCCTGTTTTCATTTAAGGTTAACCAAAAGGTTTTTATGACAGATAGTGAAGAAAAACAAAGAGCGCTTGACGCTACAATGGAAAACGAACATCAACCACCAAGTCCGATGGTACAGATTCCATTAAAAGAATATGACGAATTAAAAGACCAAGGAAAATATATTACAGACCCTAACTTGATTGCTAGTATAGACAAGATAGAGTTTTTTGTAAAAGAATTAAGAAAACATATTGTCAGAAAATTTTAAACAAGAAAAGAACAATAGGTTTACAATGACATTAGCAGAGGCGAGTAAAGATAAAACAATGACCAGAAAAGTGGATACATATGAATATCAATCTCTAGCTGATTGTATAAGAAGTGACCAGGTGCCTGCTAGTGAGGTTGCAGAGATATTTACAGACAAGGCATTTTACAAATGGTACAAAAAGAAGTACCTAAATAAGTATAAATAGTAATACGAATTGGAGAAAATTATGGCAGAAAATGATAATAAGATTATGGAATCACAACACCAGCAAAGATTAGGTATTATGCCTAAAGCAGCTATGGACTCTGGTAAAGGGTACGAAGCTTCAGGTCAGATAATGATTTCAGAAATTCTAACTAAAGTAAACAACGCTAAAGACAAAGCAAAGAAGATACAAGTCTTAAAACAATATGACTCGCCTTCTTTGAGAATGGTTTTAAAAGGTTCTTTTGACCCTAATATAAAATGGTCATTACCAAATGGTACACCACCATATATGGCTAACGAAGCACCTAAAGGAACTGAACATACTCTATTAGAGAATGAAGCAAAAAGATTGTGGCATTTTGTAGAGGGTGCAGACCCGGAGACCACTAAAACTCAAAAAGAAACAATGTATATACAGATATTAGAGGGTCTTCAACAAGAAGAAGCTCAAGTATTACTTGATATGAAAGATAAGAAATTGAACAAAGTATATAAGGGTTTAAGTGATTCGGTAGTCAAGGAAGCGTTTGGTTGGGACGATAATTATGTCAAACCAGAACAAAAATAGAACAAAATAAATCAAAAACCATTGATTTTACTCGCTTTTTTATTTAAAAAAGTGCTTGCCTTGTCGCTGTTGGTAGTATATACTATACCTATAAATATAAAATAGGAGATTACATTATGAAAAAGTTGATATTTTTACTGGCGGTTGTATGGTTTGGCTTAAGTGCTATTTCAAATTCAGTAAAAGCAAATGACTATAACACAGCAGTTATTGGTCATATAATACAAACTAAAGTAAATGGTGGTAACGTAGATACCTCTGTATTAGAGGCAGAGTTGCAAAAGTTGACTTATAATTTTGCTACTGAAATGACTTTTGTTTTACAAAAACATCTACCAAATATTTTAGAAGGTATTGCTTCTGAAATGAGACAAAACGCTGATAAAATATATAAATGTAAATTACTTGAAGGTGGCTCCTATGAATGTAAAGAATAAAAAATGCCAAAACTTACAAGTAAAAAACTCAAAGTCAAAAAACTTATCAAGAGAGGTGTAAATGCCTCTGGCGAGAGACAATATAAAACTACCTATAAAGCAATCAAACAATATTTTAAATACATTAATGAAGGAATGTTCGGTGGCAAATTATCACCGTTCAACGAAGTTGAAATTAAAAACTTGGCTAGACAAAAATGTGTTGGTCAAGTTAACATACTGGAGTGGAAGAGAAAAGGTACTAGAAGATATCATCTTGAAATGTTACCAAAGTATCCAAGCTTCCAATACTTTCTTGATACATTGTGCCACGAAATGGTACATCTATATCAAATGCAGAATTTGGGCGACACAGGAAATCATAACAAGATATTCTGGTCGTTTGAAAAAAAGGCCAAGACCCTAGGTCTAGGTTTATAATTAACAAAGTGAGAGGACTATATAATGAGAAAGACGAAAGAACTAGACCACCATCTTAAGCACATAATCAATAGTGTGCCAATCAACCTAGAAAAGTTTGAGAATAACAAAGAAAAGAAGATTACCTATTATACTGGTAATTGGGCAACAGATGTTATGAATAACTTTACTGAAAAACAATCAGAGAAAATCTTTAAGAAGATGAATAAGATTATGGATAATAATCCTAATATTATGTTCTTACAGAAACGTATGAAACCTATCTCTGTTGGCAGTTGGTCAGAATATGGTGAACAAGAACCATATGATATTACTGGTTTTGAATACATAGCAATTAAAAAGTAGTGTATGAGAAAAAAAACTAAAATAGAAACCAAAATAATAGAAAGTAATATGAGTAAAAAAATATGGTACTGGTCAAAAAGAATTATTTGGTCGTTAATAATGTTAGGGGTCGTTTATGGTATAGGAACTTTCTATCCAAATCCTCTAGCAAAGAAGTGGGCAAACGAAGAGTTAAGACAAGAGCATACAATATGGGCTCAAAACCTTGGTTTATATCCACCAGAAATGAGATACAAAACAAATTATGAGTTTATTGAATCAGTAAAGTATTGTGTAGATTACATAAACTTTACCACGCCAGCAGACAAAAGAGTGCCTATACAGATGTTAATAGGTCAAGCAGTATTAGAGTCTGGTTGGGGTCAATCAAGATTTGCAAAAGAAGCAAACAACTTGTTTGGTATCAGAGTGTTTAAATCAACAGCACCACATTTATTACCAGAAGGCATAACAAAATGGCCGGGTTGGGGTGTTAGAAAATTTGAAACAAAATGTGATAGTGTTAAAGAGTATATTAGATTATTGAATGAACACCCAGCATATGAAGACTTTAGAAAATTAAGGCAAAAGATGTGGGCAAAAAATCAAGAACTAGATTCTAAAAAACTAATTAAAACATTAAAAGCATTTTCTACAACTGAAGATTATGACAAGAGGGTAATTAGAATGATAGAGAAGATAGATAAGGTTGTTTCCGAAAACAATAAATAATACTATGTTTACAATATTTTTAACTTTTTTAAGTGCCATTTCTATATCTGTAATAGCCGCAGGTTATTCCATTATAGGTTTGGCCACAATATTTGCCGGTGCATACGTACCTATCATTGCTATGGGTAGTGCATTAGAAGTAGGTAAATTAGTCGCCGCCAGTTGGTTGTATAACAACTGGTCAAATTCACTTGTACCTAAAACTATAAAAGCATATCTAACAAGTGCTGTTATAGTTTTAATTTTTATAACGTCTATGGGTATTTTTGGTTTCTTATCAAAAGCACACCTAGATAGTGTACAACCTCAAGCAAACTTTACAATACAAACTAGTTTAATTGATAAACAAATACAACAAGAAGAACGTAATATAGAACGAGCAGAGAAAACTTTATTACAATTAGATAAATCAATAGAAGTTTATTTAGATAATGATTATGCTACAAGAGGTTTAAAAGAAAGAAGAAAACAAGAAGATGAAAGAAATCTATTAAAAGAAGAAATTAAAAAATCTACGTTTAATATATCAGAATTATATAAAGAAAAATCTTCAGTAGAATTGGAACAACAAAAGATAGAGGCAGAGGTTGGTCCACTTAAATACATAGCAGAATTAATATATGGTGAAAATGCAAAAGACCATTTTGACGAAGCTGTTAGATATGCTATAATGGTTTTAATATTTGTATTTGACCCATTAGCAGTATTACTATTAATAGCGGCCAACATATCATTGAGGACTTGGAATAATGACCGAAACAAGAAAAAAGAAATTAAACAAGAAGCAGAAGCAAAGGCTACGAGACAAAGAAACTGGCAAAAAGAGGCTACTAACGCAAAAGCTAAAGCGAGAGACCTCCGAAATAAGCAAAAAGTTTATAAAGACTTTTTTGACAAGTTAGGTAAAAGAAACCTAAAGAATAGAGATTATGAAAACTTTTTTAGACAAATGGGTACTAAAGAACTAACGGAACTAGGTCTGGATCCTGACGCAATACGAATCAAACTAGACCAAATAATGGAGTGGAATGACCCGAATATTAATCCTTCTAGCGATAAGTAGTTTACTAATGGGTTGTATGAAAACAACCTGTATATCGCCTCACAAATGTGAGAAAACGGTAGATTGGAAAGACCCTAAATTCACACTCTTTAGAACCATTATAACAAATGGTGCCAATGCAGGTAAATAAAGCTTGACAATAACTATATAATGAGGTATAATGAAACAAATGATTATGACAGATGATATTAATAAACTAATCCATCCAGACTTACAGATGAGGCGTATCAAAAGCGCTGAAGATAGATGTAAGAAAGCAACTAACGATTGGGGTAAGAACTTTTGGTACAATACCTTTAGGGCTTTATGTGAAAAGTATGATAAGATGGATTATTTTAGGAAGGCAATACATTAATGAATGTATTTTATGTAGATAAACATCCAGTAAAAGCTGCTGAACAAATGTGTGATAAACATATTGTCAAAATGATTTTAGAATCAGCACAACTATTATCAACTTGCCACCGTGTACAAGATGGTACAGAGTATTATGACAAGACTAAAAATGGTCGTAAGATTAAAAGATGGAAACACCCTAATTCTAATTTAGAACCTATTTTATACAAAGCAGGTTGGGTAAAACACCCTAGTACAATATGGTTATTTGAATCTGCTTACAACTATATTTGGTTATATAAACATATGATGGCTCTTAATGAAGAATACAAGAAAAGATATAATCATACAAAAAATCATTTGACTATTGATAAACTAGGTGACATATTAAAACATCCACCTAAAAACGCTAAATATAATAAAATTGCAACAGACCCTAAACCAGCAATGCCTGAATATTGCAAAGTTGATGGTGACGCAGTAGCTAGTTATAGAAACTATTATATACTAGAGAAGAAAAGATTTGCTACGTGGAAAAGTCCAGCAAAAGTACCAGATTGGTACAAAGAAGGTAAAATATATGGCAACGAAGAAGAACAATATATCTAGGCCTAAAATATTTGAAAGAAATCCTAATACAGGTGTTATACGTTGGAGATATACAGACGAATCACCAGATAAATTCGGATGGCCAAATTATGGTAGATTATTAAAGGAGAAAAAAAATGGCAAACATTAATGAATATAACAGAGACAATATGATTGAGGCGATTAAAGACCACGCCAAAGGCCATATTAAAAAACACTCAATGAACGTTGAGATATACTTGAAGAACGCCGCTGGAGTTGGTGAACATCCTGATGTATTAGACGCAGTTGAAAAAGAATTAGAAGTTATTGCTAAGTATCACGACCAGTTAGAAGTAATTAAAACTTACTTTGAACAAAGTGACCCATTCAAGAGTCAGCAGTAATGAATAACATTATAGACCCTAAAAACCCCAATACGGTTGGTAAAAGTTTATTGAATCTAGGTAATCACGTTTTGATTTTAGGTTTTATAGGTGCTCTAGTTTTTGTAGTAGTAGCGAGTTATTAATGCCAACATATACATTTGAGAATACCAAGTCTGGTAAAGTGTTTGATGAATATATGTCTATATCTGATAGAGAGACATATTTAGAACAAAATCCACACATTAAACAACTTATTACAAAGATAAATATAGTTAGTGGTACAGGAGGTATCAAGAATGATTCAGGTTGGAAAGACAATTTGCAAAGAATAGCAGAGGCACATCCTACAAGTGCTCTCGCTGACCGATATGGTAAGAAGTCAATTAAAGAAATCAAAACAAAACAGGTTATAGAAAAACACCGTAAAAGAAAAGGAAAATAATGGCAAAAGATATACCAGATTTTATGCGTGGATTTGACCTTGATGATGATTGGGGTATGACACCTGTTGGCGAAATGCCAAAAGCAGAACCAAGTATAGACCCAAAAGCAATTGACAATCAGAATTTAGAATTATCAAAAGTAAAGAGTGACGTTTCATCAATCAAAAGTATGATGAATGAGATAATGCAAATAGTGAGTGAAAAAGAGACCATCACAAAAGAAATTAGTGATGAAGAAACGATAGGCAAGTTTAAAGATATAGAAAAACTTATCTTACCGTTTTTATATAACTTAATGAAGTCAGACGAACCTTATATACATTGGCCAAACAGAGCGCCAATAATTAAGGCTCAGATAGAGAAATTACTCAAATTAACAAGAGGATAATATGGATACTAATAAGTTAAGAGAACAACTAAAAATAGACGAAGGCGTAAAATTTGAAGTCTATGATGACCACCTAGGTTACAAAACTTTTGGCATTGGCCATTTGGTAGTAGCAGGTGATGAAGAGTATGGAGCACCAGTAGGTACTCCTGTATCAGAGGATAGAGTGAATAGTGTATTTGATTCAGACGTACAAACGTATATTGATGAATCAAAAAAGGTATTTCCTAACCTTGATGATTTACCTGAAGAAGCACAACAGGTAATTGTAAATATGTGCTTTAATATGGGAGCTCCAAGACTTGCAAAATTCAAAAAATTTGTTGCAGCTGTAAATGACAATAACTGGTCAACAGCGGCAGTAGAAATGATGGATAGCCGTTGGGCAAAACAAGTTGGTAATAGAGCAGAAAGATTAAGAGATAGGGTCAAAGCATTAGCTTGAAACCTTAAACGTCTTAATGATGAAAAAGAGGCGGCAAGCTTGAAAGAACGTAATAAAATTAATGACGAATTAATGAAACACCGCTCAATTTAGGCTTGACAATATAATAAAATAGTATATAATGAACATATGAAAAACACGATATTAAGATATTTAATAGGTATTGGTAGTGTTGTAGGAGTTATTACAGCACTATCATACTTACTAAACTATATGCAAGGAACAATATAATGAAGAATTTTATACAATTAGATGAGAGTAAATTCCCAAATACAAAGGGAATGAATCAGAATGGTTTTAGGTTTTATGCCGTAGATGGCAAACACTATCCATCTGTAACCACAATTTTAGGTATTCAAAAGAAAGCAGGCCTAGAAAAGTGGCGTAAGAATGTTGGTGAAGAGGCTGCCAAATGGGAAATGGCCAGAGCGGCACGTAGAGGTAAAGCAACACACACACTTGTTGAGCAATACTTAAAAGGTCAACAACAAACTATTAAAGACGTACTACCAAATGGTATGTTTAAGTTGATGAAACCATACCTAGACCAAGTTGATAATATACATTGTCTTGAAAAGATTATGTACTCACACAAACTGACCCTTGCTGGTCAAGTTGATTGTATTGCAGAGTACAATGGTAAATTATCAGTAATAGATTTCAAAACAGCAAACAAAGAACGTATTGATAGTTGGAATGAATCATACTACTTACAATGTTCTGCTTATGCAATTATGTATGAAGAGCTATTCGGTAAACCGATAGAACAAATTGTTGTACTACAAGCAGGCGAAGATGGTAGTTGTAATAGTTTTGTAAAACAAAAATCAGAATACTTGTCACAACTAGAAAAAGCCATTAAGGACTTTTATAAATATTATGAAGAACTTAATAAAACAAAGCTAGAAAATTAATCAAGTGGCCTCGTCTAATTAAGTCCTTATAGGAGGCATAATGCATAAAATAATAATAACACTTTTGTTTAGTGTGATTGCGTTTACAGCCCAAGCTGACCACGAATTAAAAAGAAATTATGGTTTAGCGCCTATGGGATTGCCAGCGCAATGTGGACCTAGTGAAATTGTAAATCAGTATATTCAAGACTTTGGTTTTGAACCTGAAACATTTTCTATAGCGAGGGAGGGTGCTATCGCAGATAACCCACCAGCTTACTATGTTACCACTTTCACTAATGGCAGTGAGGAACACTTGATAGTCCTAACGGCACCATCAGGTTCCGAAAGTTGTATAGTATCTCATTCTTTTGATTTAACTTATAAGAATAAATTAGGTACTTAAAGAATTACTTGTTGACGTAGAGTATAATAGGTATAGAGGACGTGGGTGCAACTCCCACCACCTCCACCATAAACACATTGTAGGAGATTAGTATGTTAAAATGGTTTCTAAATTTGTTTACTATCAAACACCAAGGTGATTTAAGTAAACATAGACTACATACTACAAAGTACGAAGACCTTTGTAAATAATGTGCTTATGGGGGGTGTGGTAGGTTCGACTCGTATTGAAAGACTTTATAGAGAGTAATAGTTGGCGAACTCAAACGCAATTTTAAATGGCAACGAAAATTTTGCTATTGCTGCCTAGTTAATAGGTGACGGAGTTTTGTGGTGTACTTGGCAACAGAAACACCACGCTTTACATTTAATAGAATAAGTGATATATTATATAATATGAATAGCAAAGAATTTACAAATAAAATAAACGATATAGTTAAAGAAAAAAAACCAATAACTTATATTGACGCAATAGTACACTATTGTGAATCTCAAAACATTGAAGTAGAAACTACTTCAAGATTAATCTCAAAATCACTAAAAGAAAAAATCAAAGCTGAGGCTATAAATGCCAATATGCTTAAGATTAAGAAAGGTGGTACTTTACCTGTATGAATGGCTTAGAAATGTTATATCATATGTTGTTTGTTGAGTATGACAAAGGTCTATGGGGAATAATAGCATTAGGTGTCATATTCACTATTATAAGTATTGTTATGGATTATGGTTATAGCGAGACTAGGGATAAACATTAATGTATGGTGGATTTGATGTATATAAAGTATATCTTGGTGTTAAACTACACTTTACAACCGATACATATGATTATATAAAATATGGTGGTAAAACAAATGCAACGCTGGATACATTCACTAAAAGAAAAGATAGATATTTTTTTCATAAGTTATCTAAGCGATTTAATGAACGAGATATCTTGGATTATTTTGTTGCTAATTTTGTTATTAATGGCGACAAGTGGATAGGAAATTTATTAAACAATGAAGGTACTGACAATTACACCAGATATAAAAAGTATAAAGAGTCTTTTAGATATCACTTTAGGGACGATTGCGTACGGATTAATGATGATTTTAGCAACAAGCGTATTTCTTTTGATGATGGTTTGGGCGTATCTAATGGACAACATCCTAGACTCTTACGATTACTTATTCAAGGGAAAATTAAACACGAAACCACCATCTATCTGGATAAACACCTTGCGTTTTTCAAAAATTGGGATAAAGATATTAATGAAAAAGTTGTATGGCCTAAAATCTCACATACGATTACCAGATTGAAGCCGTTTTTAAATTTTAATGTGACAGAAGCAAAAATGATTATGAAAGAGGTATTTGTTAATGATTAAAGAAGTGAAAGATGAATATGATAAGTGGAAACCTAAACTAGATGATAAAATCAAGGCATTAAATTCATCAAGAGTATTTAAAAAGGTAACACCAAAAGGTGATTTATCTTGGTACGTAAAATGGTTTTCATCTTTAGTAATACTATCAGGTATGGTATTGACATCATCAAGTATAGAACCTTGGAATATGTGGACACATTTAATAGGTGTATCTGGTTGGTTAGTTGTAGGTATGATGTGGCACGACAGAGCATTGATAATGTTAAATGGTGTTGCTATCTTTATATTTGCAAGTGGACTAGTAAATTATTATTATGGCTAAATATTTTGATGAAGAATGGCCAAAAGAAGAAGAGATATTAAACATTGGTCTTAAAATGTCAAGACAAAATAAACTAGATAGAACAAAAATGAGTAGAGCATTTTGTATAGGCAATGGTGAATCAAGATTAGGTTTTGATTTAGAGAGATTACGACCACTAGGTACCATTATGGGTTGTAATGCATTGTACAGAGATTTTAAACCAGACGCAATTGTTTCAGTAGACCACGGTATTATGCACGAAATATACCATAGTGGTATTTGTTTTGAAATACCATCATACTTTAGAGATTGGACAAAAGTACCTGTACACTTATATAAACTAATGGTAGAAGGTAATATATCTGAATTAGATGTAGACCTAATTAAAAATACCAAAGGCGTATTTACTTCTAACGAAAAAGGTCTGGCTGAAGAGTTTGTATTTCACGGTTCTAAATTAGAAGGCCTAGCACATATTATAAAAAAGAATAAAGAAGTTATAGAGAAAAAAATTAGTGTAGGTCAAATTAAGATTTCTTGGATACACCCTAAAAAAGATAAGTCAACTAGTTTGACAGATGTTATGGGTAAAGATAGAGGTTGGGCTTGTGGTCCTAGTAGTGGTTATGTTGCTTGTGAAACATATAAGGCAAAAGAAGTATTTTTGATAGGCCACGATTTAAAATCAAAAACAGACCGAATCAATAACATATACAAAGGGTCAAAACACTATCTGGCACCCGAAAATAGCCCTACACCACACGATAATTGGGTAAATCAATGGTTGCAGTTATTTAAATTGTACCCTAACACCACATTTTACAAGGTAAATAGAGATTTAAACCTAAAAGATAACGTTAATCAACACGTACCAGAGTGGGAAGGCACACAAAATTTATTTTATGTTGACTATTCCAGCATTGACAATCTATCTTAAATGGTGTATATTAATAAACAATACTAACGAATAACAAAAGAATAGATTATGAACGGATTACAAATACCAAAGGTTACATTTAGAACAAGAGTTGGTGATGAGGTAGAGACAGACGGCGGTTGTGCTATCGGTGGTCAATGGCTTAATAAAACAACAGACGATTACTTTAAGGGTAAGAGAGTTGTATTGTTTAGCTTACCAGGTGCATTTACACCTACTTGCTCATCACAACAATTACCAGGATTTGAAGAAGAGTATGCTCAAATTAAATTATTAGGCATAGACGAAGTTTATTGTGTATCAGTTAATGACTCTTATGTAATGAATGCTTGGTCAAATCATATGAATATAAAAAGTGTTAAGATGATACCTGATGGTTCAGGTAACTTTACAAGATTTATGGGAATGCTAATTGGTAAAAACCATTTAGGTTTCGGTAATAGGAGTTGGAGATATATGGCAGTTATAAATGATGGCGTTGTTGAGAAATGGTTTCAAGAACCAGGTATCAATAATGAAGGCATAGATGATGACCCATACTTTGAAACAACACCGAAAAATATGGTAGATTATTTACGAAATGCTAAGTAAAACTATTATAAATACTATTGATGGCGATAATATAGCCAACACAAATACAACGAACATATTTAATACAAAGGAGATATAATATGGACTTTGAAAGTTTAAAATCAAGTGCTTCTAACTTTGATAAGATAACAAAAGCATTAGAAGCTTCAACAGAAAAACCAGAATCCTCTGGTAATAAATCTAACAAATACCAAGACGATAGAATTTGGAAACCTGAACTAGATAAAACTGGTAATGGTTATGCAGTAATCAGATTCTTGCCAGCAAGTACAGGTGAAGAAATGCCTTGGCAAAGAGTATGGTCACACGCATTCCAAGATAAAGGTGGTTGGTTTATTGAGAACTCATTAACAACTCTTAATCAAAAGGATCCTGTTAGTGAAGAAAATTCAAGATTATGGAACACAGGTGTTGATAGTGATAAAGAAATTGCTCGTAAGAGAAAAAGAAAATTATCATACTACTCAAACATCTTTGTTGTGTCAGACCCAAAACATCCTGAAAACGAAGGTAAAGTTTTTATATTTAAATTCGGTAAGAAAATCTTTGATAAGATTACTGAAGCAATGCAACCAGCGTTTGATGATGAGACACCAATCAACCCATTTGACTTTTGGAAAGGTGCTAACTTCAAACTGAAGATTAGAAAAGTTGATGGTTACTGGAACTATGACAAGTCTGAATTTGAGGGTGTTAGCCAAATCAAAGATAGTGATGATGATATCAAAGCTATTTGGGCTAAACAATATCCTCTAAAACCTTTTGTTGACCCTAGTAATTTTAAGACCTATGATGAACTCAAAGAGAAACTGAATAGGGTAATTATGGGACAACGAAACACAGAGACCGTGGAAAATGTAGACCTCCCACCACAAACCACAACGTCTGTGCCAAGCTCAAGTGATGTTAAATCTAAGCCTGCTAGTGATGATGACGATACTTTGTCATATTTTAGTAGATTAGCAGACGAAGATTAATCTTTCTCTCTCAATCACGAATGCTTAACCCTTAGCGAGAAATCGCTAAGGGTTTTCTTATAAATAGTGGTATGGTAAATATATTTAATCCACTAGTTGATTTACAAGACAAACAATTCAAATCGGCGTCTTGGTATCGTAATGCAGCTTCATTAATATCAGATAGAGCAACATCTGGTAAGTTAATGAGAGACGGCAAGTTATTAGGTAGACCAAGTGCAGGCAGAATGTCTATGTTTGTATATGACCCTAAAACAAAAGCAAAACTACCATTTTACGATACATTTCCACTAGTATTACCTATTGATACGTTTAGAGGAGGTTTTATAGGTTTAAACTTTCATTATCTTCCCTACGGTTTACGTTATAAATTATTAGACCAATTACAGCAGTTTAGTACAAACTCAAAGTTTGACCAATCAACAAGATTACAGGTCACGTATGACGCAGTAAAGAATATTGGTTTAATAAAACCAGCCATTAAAAAATACCTTTGGCGTTATGTAAGAAGTAATTTTTTAAGAGTTGATGTACAAGAAATGGCGATTGCAATATACTTACCAGTTGCTAAATTTAATAAAGCAAGTATTGGTCAAGTATTCGCAGATAGTAGGAGAAAAATCTAATGGCAGTATTAAGAGGTGGTAGAAGAATAGGTAATTATGATGTTAGAATAGGATTACCTAGAGATAAATCATTAGTAGATATACACAAAGACCCTAGATTGCAGAGACAACCTGGTGGTGCTGGTGTATTACAAAGGTTTCAATCACAAATAAATCAAGGCGAAGGTTTTGCTAGGCCAAATAGATATGTTGTAAGAATAAATTTACCTAATGGCGTTGCACAGGAGGCTCTCAATAGAAGAACCGACCCTATGGCAATTAGACAAGGTACTCTACCGGCTGCTAATAATGATTTAGAAAGTAAACAAACTATTGAAAGTATCAATATGATGTGTAATGCTGTGACATTACCAAATAGAGATATAAACACCGTAGCACATAGAACATATGGTCCTAAAAGAGAAATGCCATATGCATATAGTTTTAGTGGACAGATACAATGTTCTTTTTATGCAGATAAATTTTTAAGACAAAGATTATTTTTTGAAAATTGGCAAAAGAAAATAATTAGCCAAGAAAGTCACTCAATGAGATTTTATGATGACTATGTTGGCAGTATGGATATTTTAACATTAGGTCAGTTTGACGCAAAACAAGATGATGACGCAAGAGTGACATATGCAGTAAGATTATCTGAAGTTTATCCTCAAACGATTGGTTCAATTGATTATAGTTATGGTGCAGATGAACAGACAATAGTACCTATTACATTAAATTTTAGAACTTGGGTAAATTTAACAATGGACCAAGTTAATGGTGCAACAACAGGTAAATCACTTGGTGATGTACCTACAATAAAAGCAGGAAAGAATTTTGGCTTGTTTGGTGGTTTATTAGGTAAACTTCCGCCTGAATTACAAAGAGCAGGCAGAGACGCCCTACAAGTAGCAAGACGCTCTTTACCTATTGGTAAAGTGACAGGTGGTAGACTATTTCCACCATTTGGCTAATATATTATAAAGGAGATAAATTATGGCATTGCCTATATTAGAAACAGCGACATATGAGTTGACGTTACCTTCAGCAGATATTGTTGTTAAATACAGACCATTTCTTGTAAAAGAAGAAAAGGTTTTATTGCAAGCGTTAGAGACTTCAGACGACAAGGAAATTAAAAATGCAATCAAAGAGATTGTTAATACTTGTACGTTTGGTTCTTTAGACGCCAGCAAAATACCAACATTTGATTTAGAATATGTATTTTTGCAAATACGTAGTAAGTCAGTTGGTGAGGTAGCAAAAGTAAGATTACTATGTCAAGATGACAAAGAAACTTATGTAAACACCGAAGTAGACCTATCAAAGGTAGAAGTACAAGTAGATGATAAACACTCAAACAATATTGTTATTGATAAAGATAAAAATATTGGTATGACTATGAAATATCCTACTATTGATACCGTTGACCCTGCTTTGAATGTTAAAGGTATGAAGACAAATCAATTATTTGATATGATTATTAAATGTATTGACTCAATATATGAGGGCGAAACTCAACACCAAGTTAATGATTATTCTAAAGAAGAAATGAATAAATTTTTAGAGAGTTTAGACAGAAAAGCTTTTGATAAAATTAATAACTTTTTTGAGACTATGCCTCAATTAAGACACGAAGTTGAGATTGAGAATCCCAAAACTAAAGTAAAGAGTACGGTAGTGATGAAAGGGGCACAGGATTTTTTCGTATTGCCCTCTCTCACGACAGCTTAGAGAATTACTTTAAGGTGAATTTTGCGTTAATGCAACATCATAAATATTCTCTAACAGAGTTAGAGGGTATGCTACCTTGGGAGAGGGAAATATATGTAGACCTTTTGGTAACTCATATCAAAGAGGAAAACGAAAAGGCTAGGGAGAGAAACAAATGATAGAAGAAGCAAAACAATCAGCCGTTGAGAAAATCAAATGGCTATGGTGGTTTTTAAAAGAAGAACTACCTCAATTTTTATCAAACTGGAGAACCGTACCAAGACTTATGATGGTACTATATGGTCTAGTATTCTATGAAACTATGACTTGGTTTATGGCATTAGAAGCCCCAAATAACGCACAGGCTGGTTTTGTATCAGTAGTTGTTGGTGCTGGCGCTGCCTGGTTTGGTTTATATGTAAATGGTAAATCAACTAAAATACAGGCAAAAAAATAATGTCTTGTAATAATTGTGGACATAAACAACATTGTGGTGAAACTTGCACACAAACATATAAAGACGGTGATAATAAAGAAGTTTTAGTATTATGTTGTAATAGTTGTCATTGCAACGATTGTAAAAAAGGTAATTAAATATGGCAGACGTATTAGCAGCTCAAGGTATTGTAAATACAATGCAGAGACAGGTTGGTTCATCACTAACCAATGTAGCTGCTATGTTACCACCTCCACCACAAATATTGACAAATGAAGAACAACCTGAAAATAGACCAGGTTTTAAATTACTGGATGAGATTAAAGAATATGGTAAAAAATCTTATGAGAGTATTCAACAAGTTGGTTTTATATTACAATCACAATTAAATTTAGCTGAAGAAAAAGAAAGAAGAGAAAGAGACCAAGCCTCTGAACTTGCAAAAGAACAGGCAAGATTAGGTGGTAATACAAGAGGTGACGGCAATGGTGTCAATACAGGTGAAGATGAAACCTCAAGTATGAGTTTAGATAAAATGAAAGATTTTTTGACACTTGGTCTTGGTACAACATTACTATCAGGCGCCGCTTTAAAATCAGCAGGTGCAATGTTAGGTACTAAACTAGTAAAAGGTGGTTTATATGGTGCATTAGCAGCCGTAGCAGGTCCACCTTTGATAAACTATCTTAATAACGAATTTGAATTAGATTTAACAGAGCAAGGTAAAAAAGATATAGCAAACTCATTAACAGGTGCTGCTGTTGGTTTTGGTGTTGCAGGTATTCCTGGTGCCGTTATAGGTGCAACCACGCCGTATATTGCTAGAGTAGCAAAGTTTATTAGTGGTAATTTAGACGCTTCAAAAGTTAGTGATAAAGATTTTGCAATAGCAGGTATTGGTACAGCAGCTGCTGGTATGTTTACAGCAGGTAAAGTTGGTGCATTATTGGCTGGTTCTAAAATAGGTGCAGTAGCAACATTTGGTACTGCTTTAGCTTCATTACCTGTATTAATTGGTATTGGTGGTGCAATTGCTTTAGGTGCAGGTGCAATGTTTATCACAAAAAAGATAGACGAATACCAAGAAATGACATTAGAGAAATTAGCAAATACAACAGAAAAATTAAGTAAACAAATGGGTGAGTGGGCTGCCAAAGAAGAAGAAAGTTTACTTGAAAAAATGGGTATTAGATTAGGTAAATTGTCAGCAATAGGCGAAGCCTCTGTTGCTACAGACGAAGCTCAAGAACAATTGAAACAAAAAGGTGTAGAAAAATTTACTGCTGATACAGCTATGCAAACTAAATTGTTAGCATTAGGTGATACATTAATTGGTTATAGTGACCAGGCATTAAGAGATATTATGTCTGATAGAACTAAATCAAGAAACTTCTTCAATACAATTGAGTCATTAAAATCTATTGCAAGTCAAGGTGGTTTTGGTGAATCTAGTAAAGATATATTTGAAAAAATGTCAGCGTTTAGTGATAGAATACAAAACTTTGCTAAGGCAGAGGTAAAAGCAGGTAATACTGGTGGTGCTATACAAGACATTGCTCTTAATAAAGAAGGATTTGGTGGTGACCAACTAGAAAAGGCAAAAGATTTACAAAATGATTTACAAAAGGCACAGATAAGACAAGCAAATGCTCAAGAAGCATTGATGTATGCTAAAATGGCCAGAGAGACGGAAGATAAAGAACAACAAAAAACATTAGCGGGTAAAATTGCTGATTTAGGTTTCAATACAGATATAGAGAGAGCCGAATCAGACGCACAAAAAGAGTTAGCGAGTGCTAATGCTAAAGCTGCCTTTGCACAAAAGCAATTAGATAAATTAGGCACAACAATGGGTCTACAATTTGATTTTAAAGATGTACAAAAGTTGTACAAAGATGACCCCGAAGGATTAAAAGCTTTAATTGAAAGAAGTATTAACAACCAAGGTCAGGCATTTTTACAAGAACAAGCAAAAGCAAATGCAGTAAAAGAACAACCAGGCACCAACATTGCCGTTGACGCTAAAAAAACAGACGCCTCTGTAACCTCTATAAAAAGAGAAAGTAATAACTATCAGTTAAATAGTGATACTGACCCTATTGCATTAAGATTGGGAATGGCCACTTAATATTGGCCTAAATCTTTTTCAGTAATCAATTTAAATTCTAAATCATTATCTTCACAATAAGATTGTGCCGCTTGCCATTTGGCTTGGTTCTTGATATACTCAAAACTCTCACGCATATAAGATTTGGTTTTCTTTTTAGGTGGTTTTGGTTTTGATACTTGTCTTGATGGTTTTATCTCTATCATATACTTCTTATTTGTTGACATCTTTACAACAAAGTCTGGAAAATATCTATGATATCTTTTGTCTATTGGATTGAAATATCTAATTGGTAATTCTTCACTTGCCCAAAATAACACGTTGTCATTTAAATCACAATAACGCATAAACCGTCTTTCTAGTAATGACCTATACACTACCTTTTTAACGTCACCTACGTATTTCTTTGGGTTGGTTGGTCTATATAATCCTTGATAACTCTTTGCCATTTCTCACCTATAATCTATATAAATATTGGTAAAGGTATTTATAAATGGCATTTAAGAACTTAAAAAATCATATCTCTAGTTTAGCACAACCGTTCATATCAGGCGCAATGGCCAATTTTGGACAAAAAGAAAGTGCTGCTAATGCTGGTAAAATTGCAGCTAAATTAAAAAACAAGTCACCATTTGAGATAGATGATTCACCATCACAACAACTATTAGCAAATAAATTATCATTTTCGCCAATACAATATCCGTTAGACCTAGGTTCTAATGAATTAGGCCATTATATGATATTTGAAGCAGGTTTTTTAAAGTATAGTCCTCAAACTAGTAATTTTATTAATAAGAGTGTTAAACCAGGCAGTCAAGGTTTTAGGTCAAAGTTACCAGATGGTAAGATATCAAATTCAGCAATAGCATTGTATATGCCATCAACAATTACCGTTGATTATGGTCAAGAGTATGCTCCTGAAACTGCTGGTATTGCAGGTGCAGGTGAGGCCGCTATACAAGCATATGAATCTGCTGAAGAAGGAGAAAAGTTAGTTGCCGCTTTAAAAACAGGTGGTAGTTTTGCAGTAACCAAGGCGTCTGAATTTGTTGGTAGTGTTATATCAATGACAGGTGCAGGTGACCCTATAAAACTAATTCAAAAAAGAGCAGGTGTAGCAATTAATCCTAGAAATGAACAATTTTATGACTCACCAAAATTTAGAAGTTTTAATTACACGTTTGATTTTTGGCCTAGAAATCCTAAAGAGGCAAAAGCAGTAGAAGATATTATTTACATATTTAAATATAATTCAGCACCAGGTATAAGTGGTACATTAGGTTCAGGTTTCTTTGAAAATCCTAATTACTTTAACATTAGTTATATGTACAATGGCGAAAGAAACTCAAACTTAAATCATATATCAGCCTGTTATTGTACAGATGTTCAGGTAAATTATACACCTGATGGTCAAGCGACATTCTTTGAAGGCACAGGCATACCTGTACACACACAATTGACCGTACAATTTATAGAAGACAGAATAATAACTAAACAAGATATCGTACAAGGGGCATAATGCAATATTTTAACGAATTTCCTGTTATCAACTATAACATATCTGGCCAAAGTGGCAACCTAAAACAGGTGACCGATATATGGCGAAGAGTAAAGGTAAGAAGTAAGATAGCAAACAATTTAGCTCTATATGATAGTGTTGAAGTGCCTGAAGGTGATTCACCTGAAACAATTGCTTACAAGGCATATGGTAGTACAGATTATTTTTGGGTTGTATGTTTATTAAATAATGTAGTCAATAGATTTCACGATTGGCCATTAGATGAGTATAACTTTCAACAATTTGTAAAAGATAAGTACGCTAATCCTGAAGCCATACACCATTATGAAATAACACAATCAAGTGGTAAACAAAAGGGCGAAGGACCTGCTGATTTTACACACAAAATTCAAGTTAATAGTGATGAGGCAGGTGCTGAATCAGTATCTAACTTACAATATGAAGCGAGATTACAAGATGAAAAGAGACAGATAAAACTATTATCACCTAATTATTTAAATGCATTTGTAGATGAATTTAGATTATTGATAAGACAATAATGATATGGCAACAGACAGAGATACATTTGACCGAGCAGGGCAATTTAATTTAGAAGAGTGCAGAATACTATCATACAGGCACGATAAAGATAAACTTCCGATTAGTATTGATATATTAGGCATATTGGTCAACTTTGAAATAAGAGAAGACATTTTGACCAATAATGTAATGGGAAGAATTGTTGTTTATGATATGCAAGATATTAGAACCGTGTTGCCTATTACCGGTTTAGAAAGACTTTCACTCACATTTAAATCACCAGGTATATCAGGTTATGATTATTCAGACGTGACCGGTGTACCATTGCAGATATATAAAGTTGATAGTGTACAAGAAGACCCTAATCAACCAAAGGCTCAAGGTTATATTATATATTTTTGTTCGCCTGAAATGTATAGAAATTCTATTACTAAAGTAAGTAAGGCATATGCAGGTCCAGTAGAAAATGCCGTCAATGATATAATCAGAAACTATTTAAAATCTAATAAACCATTTTTCTTTGAACCAACGGCAACAAATACAAAGGTAGTAATACCAAACCTCAAACCATATAGAGCAATCGCATTATTGGCCAAGAGTGCCGTGCCATCACAATTTCCTAATAATTCAGGTTATGTTTTTTATGAAAATAGTCAAGGGTTTTATTTTAGGTCAGTTGCCAGTATGTTGGCATATAATAGTATAGGCTCAGAGATTACGCCAAGGTGGAAGTTTGCGTCAATGATATCTAGTGTGACTGAAAATGAAAAAATGCCACAGGTACGAGACGTAGAAAGAAGATTATCTAGTGTAATAAGATATGACTACAAAAGACCTGTTGATGTATTAGGTAATATAAACGAAGGACTATATGCCAACAAGGTCATAAGTCATAACGCATTTAATAAAACTATTACCACTACCAATTTTGATTATATAAAAGAGGGTAAGAAACAACCACATAATGAAATGAGAAAAGAGGCAGGTCTATTATATCCTGAAGGCGTTGAGTATGCAGACACACGAACACCACTAAATCAACACTATGAAAGTAAGGTAATGGTAAACACCAATACAACCAAGAAACATAATGACTATGAAGACACAAAGTCAAGCAAATTAGGCATTAGAACAAGTTTTAAACAGAGTATGGTAAATCATAATCTAACCTTGTTAGTATATGGTAATACAATGGTCAACGCAGGTGATATAATATTATTTACTCAACAAGTAAAAAAACCACAAGATAGTGCTACAGACGAAGGATTAAACAATTATTCTAGTGGCCGTTATCTAGTAGTGGCCATTAAACATATAGTTAATATATCAGCACAAAGACACGAAATGGTGTTAGAATGTCAAAAGGACAGCGTTAGGAGTGCATTTCCGACAGAGGAGGAGGCATTATCCAACATAGGTCAAGACAAGACTTCAAAGTTTAATATATACAACGAACAATTAAAGGAGTTTGAGGGAGATGTCTATGTTTAAGAATGGCTCAGAGAATCCGTTGAGTCCGGCGCTTCCGGCGTGTAAGGAGGCCAATACAGAGGGCAATTCAGAGGCCAGACGAGAGGGTTATCCTAAAAGAGCCGTGATAAAAGATAATAGAATACATAGTGGCGAATATATAGATACCACACAGGAGGCCGTAGAGTAAGATATGATAGGGAAAGTATTTGAGATATCCAACGAGATTATATCAGGTTATCGCTCAGGCCACCGTAGAGATACGCAGAGTTTATCTATTACAATGACCTTCAAGCGTGCTCTAACGGCGCTCTATCGCAAGTTGTATGCGTATAGAAGTATTAACAATAGCAGTTTGCGTAAGGAATTATTAAATGGTAATAAAATGCGTATGCTTAGTGCTTTAAAAGGCGAGCAATATCGGAAAAATTTATGAGATACGATAAAAATTATTTAGGGTTTAACGGTTTCATCTGGTTTAACGGCGTAGTTGAAGACAGACAAGACCCACAGAAACTAGGCCGAGTGCGAGTACGTTGTGTTGGCCTTCATACGCAGGACATTACCGTTTTACCGACTTCGGACTTACCTTGGGCGCAATGCGTATTGCCTACTACATCAGCGGCCATTTCAGGATTAGGTCAGTCGCCAAGTTTTCTTGTAGAAGGTACGTGGGTTTTTGGGTACTTTAGAGACGGCGAAGATTGTCAAGAGCCAATGGTCTTGGGCAGTTTGCCAGGTGTCCCAGCGGAGCTCGCAAAGGCCGGTAAAGGTTTCTATGACCCAAATACCATTTACCCAAAATATAAAGATGAGCCTGATACCAATAGATTGGCCGTTAATGGTGCTAATCCTCATTTGTCATTAGAGTTGCGTAAACTATCACGTATCACCGGAGTCCCAACGGCCGACTTTGATTTGGTTACTATTACAGACCACGTAAGCACAGAGATTGCGGCCTCTGATGGTGATACTTGGAATCAGCCTGCTATACCTTATGCGGCCGTTTATCCATATAACCACGTTTACGAATCAGAGAGTGGCCATATTGTAGAGTATGATGACACAAAAGGCAATGAAAGAATTTACGAGGCGCATAGAACAGGCACCTCTTACGAAATATCACCAAATGGTACAAAGACCGACATTATAAAAGGTGACCATTATACCATAACCTACGGCAAAAGTCAAGCAAGTATTGATGGCCAATCTGATATTACCATAGGTGGCCGACATAAACTTTATATTAACAAAGACGGTCAAACAGATAACCACTATGATATACAAGTTGGCCCTAATGCTAATATTAACATACAGGTAGATAAAGGCAACCTAAATGTGGTAGTCAAAGATGGCCAGTTAAATACCAATGTTGGTGGTGATTACAATATTAAAGTAGATGGTAATATGAATTTAGATGTACGAGGCGATTACAAAGAGACCATTTCAAAGACCAAAACATCTAACACTACACAGGCCGTTTTACATACAGGTCAGACGTTTAAAGTATTGGCAAATAGAATTGACTTGAATGAGTAAAAATCTCCAGAAAAAGCGCTATTAAAAAAGCAAAGTAAAACTCTAAACTATAAATGCAATAACATCCATAAAACATATATCGGAGGGTAAAAATATGTTTCAAAAGATTAGGACTAAATGGCAAAAGTTTAAAGAATGGAATACCGTTGACCATTGGATAGATTTATTAGTAGATATTGGATTAGTTGCGTTTGATGTTCTTTCAAGCCCTATTCTAATTGTAGTAAGGTTCTTTAGATACTTTATGAATAAGTGGGTAAATGGTTATATCAAAAGCTTTCTTAAATGGTTTGTACATAAGGTATTACGTATCAAGTAAAGGACTCTGATTTTATACATAGTGGTGTTGAAACTTCAGGAAACCAGCTAGGTACCAAAGGTACACTTTTTATCAAAAATTTTCCTGGATATAATTACAACTTCCAAGAGTTTGTCCATAAATAGAGGTGACTTACACTTCTTTCAAAGGACTTTCAATGTTAGACCCTATTACGGCAGTAGCAACGGCCACTACAGCATTTAATCTTATAAAAAAAGGCATAGCGTTTGGACAAGATTTAGATACTATGTCTAAACAATTAAGTAAATGGTACGGAGCAGTATCAGATTTTAACTATGCAGAAAGAGAAGTAAATAACGCTGGCGGTGTATCTAAACTATTATTAAAAGGTAGTATAGAACAAATGGCGTTAGACATTACTATTAATAAACAAAAGATACAAGAACAAGAAAAAGAATTACGTACTCTTATAATGTACACATACGGCCATAATGTCTATAATGAAATGATTGAGTTAAGACGTAAGTTAAGAAAGCAAAGAGAACAGGAAGTTTATCGTCAAAGAGAGGCCAAAAGAGCAATTGTAGAGTTCTTTCTTATAGTAATGTTAATAATGCTTGTTGGTGGTTTTCTTATGTTTCTTGGTTATATGTTCTTTTTAAGATAGCCGTCGGATTCTTCGGACTCTAAATACCTCAATGGATTTACAAGAACCACCTAATCTGTGGCGTAAAATCAAAACCCTTATAATAATCTTCTTTGTTTTTTATTTTGTAATGTATTGTACGATTATAAAGATAGATTAGTTAGTATAAATATTGCTATGATTGAATTAGATAAGTTTGCTGATGTTATAGATAAATTAAAAGATAATGGTAATTATCGTGTCTTTAATGATATACTACGTACAGCGGGTGATTTTCCTAACGCTATATGGTATTCAAAGTATTCAATTAAAAAAATCATTAATTGGTGTTCTAACGATTATCTAGGTATGGGTCAACACTCATATGTAATTGATAGTATGAAGACGGCGCTAGAGACGGCAGGCGCAGGTGCAGGCGGGACTCGTAATATATCAGGCACAACACATTATCACGTTGCATTAGAATTAGAGTTAGCCAAACTTCATAAAAAAGAAAGTGCATTATTATTTACAAGTGCCTATAATGCAAATCAAACCACATTAGAAACAATGGCCAAAGTAATACCAGATATTATGTTTATATCTGATTCAGAAAATCATTCATCTATTATACAAGGCATAAGACATAGTAAAGCAAAAAAAGAAATATTTAAACATAATGACCTTGGTGATTTAGAAAGTATATTAATGTCAAATACTGGTCCTAAATGTGTGGTGTTTGAATCTGTTTATAGTATGGACGGTGATATTGCACCTGTAAAAGAAATAGTAGCCTTATGTAAAAAGTATAATGCAATAAGTTATATTGATGAAGTTCACGCAGTTGGTATGTATGGTAAGTATGGTGCTGGTATTTGTGAAAGAGATAATATAGATGTTGATATTATAAATGGTACATTAGCAAAAGCATTTGGTGTCCAAGGTGGTTACATTGCAGGTAATAAAATATTCATAGACGCAATAAGAAGTTTAGCAAGTGCGTTTATATTTACAACAAGTTTAAGTCCTGTTATTTGTGCTGGTGCTTTAACAAGTATTAAATACGTAAAAGACCATCCAGAGTTAAGAGAGAAATTACAAGAAAGAGCAAAGTTTACAAAAGATGAATTACAAAGACACGGTATAAATGTAAAAGAAAACAATAGCCATATTGTACCTGTTATTATTGGTGAGGCAAAAAAATGTAAAGCAGTATCAGATGAATTACTTTACAAAGAAGGCATATACGTACAACCAATAAATTATCCTACGGTTGCAGTAGGCACAGAAAGATTAAGATTTACACCTACACCCTTACATACAGACGCACATATATATGATATGGTATTAAAAGTTAAATCAGCAATAAGAAGATGTGGTAAAAAATGATTAAGTTATCAGACAACGCATATAAAAGATTAACAGAGTTAAGTAAGAAGAACGATAACAAATATGTTAGACTTGATATTAAAGGTGGTGGTTGTGCCGGTTTTAATTATCATTGGAGTTTTGCTGAAGAAGAACAACGTAATGATGTAATAGTTGATAACATACTTTTAGTTAGTAGAGATTATGAATTATATTTACTAGGTATGGAATTAGATTATAGTTATGATGATTTTGAATCTATGTTTAAATTTAATAATCCAAAGGCTACAAGTTCTTGTGGTTGTGGTACTTCTTTTGCAATATAGATGTTTAGTTGGTACGAAAAAATTGCAGGCTATTTAATACTAGGTTATATGTGTTATGTTTTAGTTTGTATGATATTAGGTACTTTTGATATTATATAAAAAAAGAGGGATGCAATTCCCCCTTTCCAAAGACTTACTGACCACGATTAACGACTTACGTACTACTGCTTTGTATCTCCTTTAATTGTTAGTTATCCTCCTTTGAGAGAATCCTTTACATTGTAATCTCCTGTAAAAGTTGGCCTGCTCGGTAGGACTCGAACCTACGACCCACAGCTTAGAAGGCTGTTGCTCTAATCCAACTGAGCTACGAGCAGTTTGTGTATTATGCAGGTGTTTTAATTGATTGTCAAGCCTTATCTGTAATAAATGGCAAAAGTATCGGCGTGATTCATATGACAAAAAGATTGAGGTCTTTTATAACCAGGTTTTGATGTGCCTCTATATCTATATCTAATCTTTTTTGCTCTCCTTGAAGCAGAAACTTCTTTGAAGTAAGGCAGATATTTGATAGGTATATTAGCCGCTATACAAACATCAGCAGGATTAGATGTTAAGTATTTTAATAAGAGAGGATTAACAACTCTTTCAAAAACTTTTCTTCGTCTATCATTAGGTAATTTATTCATAGTGTATCCTATTTTAAGTAAAGAGGACCAGTCCATTGAATAGGGTAATTACCTGTCAAGACATTTCCTCTAGGTTGATTAAGAGCAGGTGCATTGTAACCAGCGGCTTTCAATATATCACCTTTCTTAAAATGTTTAAAATCAGTTTTACAAATAAAACAAAATACGCCGTTTTCTTGTACGATTTTAATATATTTTTTTCCTTGAGAAACTTTAGTATTACTATCCCATTTCTCAACTTGTTCTTTACAATAGCCAGTTAATTCTTTACCGCCCATTGTTGACCATTTAACATAGTCAGCTTTAGCGCCTGCCATTAAATTTTTTACGCCTTGTTCTAGTGTATCGGCAGTTTGATTTACGATTGTCATAGTGTAGTCCTTCCTTATTTGTTATTATCTAAAATTGCAATATATCCACCGGCAATCATCATTGCCATACCGCCTAAAGCGTACATCAGCATTTCACCGATAGTGTTTCCAAGCTCCATACATTTTCCGTCACAATCGCCAGCAGAACCAGCCATCATAGCAATACCAAGAGCTATTAAAGTTGTTGAAATTAGTGTTTTCATAGTGTTTATGTCCTTTCTCATTTTCTATAACCAGTATACCACAACTAAATATAGAAAGCAAGCACTATTTTCAATTATTTTCAAAAAAATGCATAAAAAAACCCTTATAAATCAACGCTTTTTAATTTTTTTTGTTCTATCTTTGTTCTTTTTAGCGTCCGGATGCTCAAAATATCAAGAAAATTGCGAATTTCGGCCGGAATTTGACTTAAAAAGCGAATCACTTAGCGAATCGTTGGATGGCATAGTTCAGATTGAGCAAATCCTAGCAAAATCACGCTGTAATTTTTAATATAAATATAAAAAAGCAATAAAAAAAGGAATTTATGCCAAAAATGAGAAAATTCCTGTTTTGGAATGAAGCAGGCGAAGAAAAAGAAAAAGAAGCGATAAGTTTAAAGAAAGCTACAAGGTCGGTACAAGGCGATTATAAAGATAAAATGATTTCCGTTGAATATATTAGTAAAAAAGGAAAACAAATGTGTCATAGTATAATAATTCCGATAGGTAGAAAATTAAGACAATCAATAGAACAAGAAAAACGTAGATTAGCACTAAAAGCAGCAAGAGAGAGATAATGCCAGCAGTAGTAAGAAAAGGCGACCCTTTATCAACAGGTCACGCTTGTGTAGGAACAACTACACTTAATACACCCGGACAAGGAACGGTTTTTGCAAACAATATTTTAGTTGCAAGAAAAGGCGACCCAACCGTAGCACATATAGCGCCACCAGTACCAGTATGTCCAGCTCACGTTAAAGTTATAAATGCAGCTTCGCCAAATGTGTATGTTGTAGGTATAAAAGTTGGTAGAATTGGTGATAGTACAGACGCAGGTGCTATGACAGGTGGTTCGCCAAATGTTTTTGCAAACGGCTAGTAAAAGTATATAAATATTAGCGATATGGCACAATACGACTCAGCATTAGTAAGTAAATCTAACCGTAATTCACGAAAGTTTAGTGATATTGATATTGATTTCACTAGAAACGTGGTTACTAGTGATGTATTAAGAGTTGAAGATGTTATAGCAGTTAAAAGAGCAGTAAAAAATTTAGTACAAACTGGTTATTATGAAAGACCATTTCAACCAGAATTAGGATGTGGTATTAGAGAATTATTATTTGAAAATTTTACGCCAATGACTAAAGTATTTTTACAAAATAAAATTACTGAAGTATTAGAAAATTACGAACCAAGAATAAATTTACAAAGTGTTAAAGTAGATGATGACCAAGATAGTAATAGATTAGTTGTTGATATTTACTTTTATGTAGTAGGCGTACCAGAGCCACAAACGGTACAGACGTTTTTACAAAGGCTAAGATAAAATGGCAAATAGCAAGTTAATAGTTTCAGATTTAGATTTTAATGATATAAAAAGAAATCTAAAAACATTCTTACAAAGTCAATCACAATTTCAAGATTATGATTTTGAAGGTTCATCACTAGCAATTCTTTTAGATATTTTATCTTACAACACTCACTATATGGCTTACTTAGCTAATATGGCAACAAATGAATTATATCTTGATAGTGCCGATATTAGAAACAATATTGTATCATTAGCAAAAATGTTAGGTTATACACCTAGTTCACCAAGAGCACCGAAAGCGTCAATTAATTTAGTTGTTAATAACGGAACAGGTACATCTATAACTATGGCAAAAGGAACGGTATTTAATTCATCCGTTAGTGATTCAACTTATCAATATATAACTAACGAAGATATTACAACAACACCTGCTAACGGTGTTTATACTTTTTCAGATGTGACTTTATACGAAGGTACTTTAGTTAAATTTAAATACACCGTAGATGAAACAGATGTTGACCAAAGATTTATTATACCAAGTGCTAATGCAGATACTTCAACTTTAAAAATTACGGTTCAAAATTCTGCTACAGATACGACTTCAAACACATATTCATTATCAAGTGGGTATTCAGGTGTAAAAGCAGATTCTAAAGTTTATTTTATTCAAGAAGGTAGTGACGGCAAATTTCAAGTTTATTTTGGTGATGGTGTCACAGGAAATAAATTAGTAGATGGTAATATTGTTATATTAGAATATATTGTTACCAATAAAACAGATTCAAACGGTGCTAAAAATTTTACTTTACAAGGAAGTGTTGGTGGATTTACAGACGTTTCTATTACAACTAATTCAGTATCGCAAGGCGGCTCAGAAGCTGAAGATAATGAATCAGTTAAATTTAATGCGCCTTTAAATTTTGTTGCTCAAGACAGAGCGGTTACAACAACTGATTATGAAACACTTGTACAACAAATTTATCCTAATGCATTATCTGTTAGTGCTTGGGGTGGTGAAGATGATGAAACGCCAAGATATGGTATTGTTAAGATTGCTATTAAAGCAGGTTCAGGTTCAACATTAACAGACCAAACAAAATTAGATATTGTAAACGGTTTGAAACCTTACAATGTCGCTTCAGTTAAACCTGAAATAGTTGACCCCGAAACAACTTCAGTTTTACTAACTTCTAATATTAAGTATAATGCAAACAGCACAACAAAATCTAAAGATACTTTAAAATCAGATATTATATCTACTATTACAAATTATAATACATCATCATTACAAAAATTTGATGGTGTTTACAGACATTCAAAAATAACAGGATTAATTGATGATACAGACGCAAGTATTTTATCAAACACAACAACTATCAAAATAAGAAAAAGTTTAACACCTGTAATTAATTCTGCTACGAAATATGATGTTTATTTTAGAAATGCATTATATAATCCTCATTCAGGACATAACACAGCCGCTGGTGGTATTTTAAGTTCAACTGGATTTAAAGTATCTGGTGACAATAACGAAATGTTTTTAGATGATGACGGTAATGGAAATGTAAGAAGATATTATCTTGTATCAGGTGTCAAAACATATGCAGATAGTACGCAAGGTACAATTAATTATACAAATGGTCAGGTAACTTTAAACCTATTAAACGTTGCTTCAATATCAAATATAAGAGGAGCTTCCTCAACAATAATTGAAATTACGGTACAACCGTCTTCTAATGATGTTGTTCCTGTTAGAGACCAAATTGTTGAAATAGATGTATCAAACTCAATCGTTATTGTAGAAGAGGATACTTTTGTTGGTGGTTCTGCCGAGGCAGGTGTCGGTTACTCAACTAGCTCAAGTTATTAATGATAAATGGCAAAGTTCAATGAAAAAATCTCAACGATACTTAACAGCCAACTACCAGAATTTGTAGTAGCTGACCACCCTAAATTTGCCGAATTTTTAAAAACCTATTATCAATTATTAGAATCTGCTGAATTAAAAGTTAAAGATGTTCAAAACACCGTTGGTGTTTTAATTGAAACGGAAACAGGTCAAGAAAATAATATTGTTTTTAACTCTACTGGTATTGGTAGTTCTAGTACGCCATTAAATGAAGGCGACAAAATTCTATTAGAAGAAACTGCTTATGGTAAATTTACTTTTGGTGAAGAAATACAAGGTAGAACGTCTGGCGCAAAAGCATTTGTATTATCGGAAGATTTAGCAAACAATAGATTAATAATTTCAGCTCAAGATAAATTTATAAGTGGTGAAATTGTTGAAGGTGTATTATCTTCAGCTTCAGCAACAATAACTAATTACAGACCACAACCTGTTCAAAACATTTCTGACCTTGTAAACTTTAGAGACCCCGATAAAGCAATTGAATCATTTTTAAGTAATTTTAGAAATGAATTCTTAGCAACTATACCAGAAGTTTTAGATAATGAAGTTAACAAAAGAAACTTAATTAAAAACGTTAAATCATTATATAAAGCAAAAGGTACTGCTGCTGGTCACGAATTATTTTTTAGATTATTATTTAATGAACAATCAGAAACAATTTATCCTAGAGAACAACTATTAAAGACTTCAGATGGTCAATATGACTCTTTAAAAATATTAAGAATTATTGAAAGAGTAGGAAATACCGAAGGTCTTATTGGTAGAACAATTACAGGTAAAAATTCTGGTGCAACTGCTGTTATTGAAAACTTAGCTAGATTTCAAATTGGTGATGACACTATTACAGAATTAATTTTAAATCAACAAAGTGTTGTAGGTACTTTTAATGTTGGTGAAGAAGTTTCTGGTACTGCTTCAGATATAGATGATTATTTTATTAAGGCAGATATTACAGGTATTCCTGGAACAAAAACAATTACAAATTCAGGTGCATTATATAAATTAGAAGATGATGTAAAAGTTTCAGGTGGTGGTGTAGGTGCTTTATTTCAAATATCAGACATTGGTACAGGTTCAGTAGAAGAAATTATAATTGACAATTCAGGTTCGGGTTATGCTATCGGCGATACAATTAGTTTTGATAACACAGGTACTTTTGGTTCTAATGCTCAAGGTTTTGTAAGTATAGTTACCGGTAGTCTTGTTGACCAAAACGGTAGTAAAGCTCCAGCAAATGGTACCGAAGATAATATTTTACTTGAAGATGAAACAACTTCAGGTGACGCATATTCTGGTAATAATATTGTTCAAGAATTTGCAACAACTTCACCGGCTGTGCCTGGTTTTCCTGGTTCAGCAGATACAACAACAGGTGAGATAACAAAAATATTCATATCTAATTCAGGTGGCGGATATAAAGATACTCCTATTTTATCTATTAACACTTCAGGTGGAACAAATGGTAATTTAAAAGCATTTGGTAATCAAATAGGAAAAATTGATGGATTAAGAACCGTTGAACACGGTAAAAAATACGAAACTTCACCAGCACCTACATTAAGTTTTCTTCAAAATCTTTTAGTCACAAATATTTCAGGTACTTTTAATCCGAATACAACTATTACAAGTTCAGGAAGTGCTTCGGCAACAATTGTTAGTATAGATGTAAATAGAGGTATTTTAAAATTAAAAGATATATCAGGTAGTTTTTCTTTAAATGATACTATAACTTCTTCAACAGGTGGTACTTGTAAGTTCAAAAAAATTAATATAGCAACTGCTTCAGTAAATGTTGTACCAGTTACCGATACAGATGGTGCGTTTATTAATGAAGATGGTAAACTTTCAGAAAGTACAATGAAGATTCAAGATAGTTTGTATTATCAAGATTTTTCTTATGTAATTAAAGTTGGTCAATCTATTAATGCTTGGAGAGATAGTTTCAAAAAAACTATGCACACTTCAGGTTTTTATTTTACAGGTCAAGTAAACGTTGCTACTAGATTAAATGCTAAAACACAATCACCAATTACTGGTTCTATTTCAGGTGTATCTGATAGTCCATTGATGTCAATTCTCAATACTCTATTCTCTACTATTTTTGGTAGAAGATTAGGTACTGCTTCAGATGGTACTTCATTAAGACCAAATGCACATACAAGTGGACAAATAGATAACGACACACAAACTCACGACCATTTCACTTCAGGTACTAGAGATTTAACTTTAAGAACACCACCATTAGAAATAGATTATTTAAGTAGAGTAAGAAGATTAATAGCAGGTAAAAATGGTACGTTTCTTGTTAAATCAGGCCACGCATACGCAGGACCAAGATATACTTTTTTAAATAAACATATTCAAAGTATATACAGCGGTGCAGGATTTAACTTTCAGACGTTTAATGATATAAAAATCATTGGTACTAAAACAGGTTTAGATGGTCAACCAGCTATTTTTATTGCAACCTCAACAGCAGACGGTAGAAATTTAAAATCTAATTTTGCTATTCCTGCTACGATTGGAACAAATAAAAACGACTTTTCTAACACTATAACTAACTTCAGCCAAACAACGGCTACGTTTGATGACACAACGCCATAGAAATGATTATAAATAGTAGAGAGATTTAAATATGCCAAAAAGTACACTAAATTTAGGAAGTTCACCGAATGACGGAACAGGTTCAAACCTACGTACCGGTGGTACTATCATTAACAATAACTTCAACGAGATTTACACGAATCTTGGTGATGGTACTAACTTAAAACCTTACATTGATTTTGCAGATGACACATCAACGGTTTTAAGAGCCAACATTGGTCAACCTATTACGGTGACTGGTGGTTTAGGTATTGATACTGCTATAGCAAGTGGTAAATTACAAATATCAGTTAACTCTTCAGTATTAACAGCAACTGCTTCGGCAACTCTTACAAATAAGTCAATCTCATTAACTAATAATACCGTCACAGGTACACTAACAGAATTCAATACAGCAATAACTGGAACAGATTTTGCTTCAACTGACCAAACACAAACTTTGACTAATAAGTCAATGAATGGGTCTTTAAACACATTTACAAATATTGGAAATAACTCACTAACAAATTCTGGTTTTACAATTAGAGATAATACGTCAACAACAGATGTTGTAAGTTTAGGTGAAACATTATCAATTTTAGGTACTGGTTCAGTATCAAGTTCGGTTACAGGTAATACGGTAACTCTAAACGTATCAAATTTATCAAACTCTGATTTATCTGGTTCTGCTGGAATTACAAATGCTAATTTAGCTAACTCTAGTATTACAATTGGTAATAGTTCAATTTCATTAGGTGGTACTTTATCATCAGCAGGAAACTTTAACCTATCTGGTACATCTTCACTATCAGGAACAGGTACTATTGATACAACAGGTTCAGGTTCTAAAGTCAGAGGTAACTTTGCTAACTTTGCAAGTTTTCCTAATTACGCAAATTATTCAGGACTATTTGCTCTTGAAGAAACAGGTTTAGTACCTTACGTTGCTTCACAATCAGGTTATATAAGATTGTTAACAGAGAATGATGGTGTTGAAAGACACACTAACGTAACCATAACAGGTATTTCAAATGGTGATGTTCTAAAATGGGTATCAGGAAATGGTCGTTTTGAACCATCAGCTGAATCAGGTGGGTCTTCTCTAACAATTCAAGAAGAAGGTTCATCATTATCAACAGCAGCTTCAACATTGAATTTTGTAGGTTCTGCTGTAACCGCTACTGGTTCAGGTGCAACTAAAACAATTACTATTACTGGTGGCGCTTCTGCTCTAAATGATTTATCAGATGTAACCAATTCATCACCGGTTGCAGGTCACACATTAGTTTATAATGGTTCTGCTTGGGTACAAGCAACAACACCAGTTTCACAATTACTAGTCACAGCAAACGGTTCAAGTGCTTATCTATTTACAGGTGCAGGTTTCCCTTCAACTTCAGGTGATAACCCTACTTTACACTTGAAAAAAGGTAATACATACTATTTTATTAATAATTCAGGTGGTTCACACCCATTTAGAATACAATCAACAACAGGAACCGGTGGTACTGCTTATAATACAGGAGTTACCAATAATGCAGCTAATTCAGGAGCAATCATATTTCACGTATCTATGGATACTCCAGCAACTCTTTATTACCAATGTACAGCACACGGCGGTATGAACGGAACAATTAACATAACATAGTGAGAAGTCTTATAAATATTGATTAAGGAAAACAAATATGCCAGCAATTATAACAAATAAGTTTAGAATACACAATTCCAAGCAATTTCAGGAATCTTTTTCTGAAGCTGCAGGAAACGTATATTATCTAGGTATTGGTAGGTCTTTACCATTTACTACATCAACTAGAGGTGATAGTAGAACAGATAATTTAGGTACAGATGTATTACCTATTACACCAGCAGATAACATAAATTCAGAATCATTTACTTATGATGATTTATTGGCTGCTAAGAAAATTACAGCAACAGATGTTGCTTTTGTAGCACCTAGAAGAAATTGGGTCACAGGTACAACTTATGACATTTATAGACACGATTATGGAGAAAGAATAACTGGCACAACTACTCTACAATCGGCTAATAGTGGTGTATTTAATATATTTGACGCAAGTTTCTATGTAATGAATTCTGCTAGAAATGTTTACAAGTGTTTAGATAATGACAATAACACAGCTTCAACGGTAGAACCAACTGGCACAAATGCTTCAACAATTCTATCAACTGCTGATGGTTATAAGTGGAAATATATGTACACACTTTCTGCTTCAGAGCAATCAAATTTCCTTTCAACAGATTTTATGCCAGTATCAACAAATACTTCAGTTTCATCAAACGCAGTAGATGGCGCAATTGACATTATCAAAATTAAAACTGCCGGCTCTGGTGGTACTGATGGTACACACACAAACATTGATATTAGAGGCGATGGTTCTGGTGGTAAAGTTTCAGTCACGGTTACTTCAGGTGCAGTCACAGCGGTAACGGTGACCACAGCAGGAACAGGTTATACTTTTGCAACAATCAGTAATGCTCAAATAGTAGCTGCTGGTGCAACTAATTTAGTTGGTGCAGAATTAGATGTAATTATTCCTCCAAAAGGTGGCCACGGTTTTAACGCAATAGAAGAAATCGGTGCTTTCTTTGTAATGACTAATACAAGTTTAGAAGGAACAGAATCAGCAAACTCTGGTGACGTTTCAGTAGCTAATGACTTTAGAAGAGTATGTATGATTAAAGACCCTAAATCGGGTGGTTCAGCTGCAAGTGCTTCAACATTAAGAGCTACGTCTGCTATTAAATTAACAGGTGTATCTGGAAGTTTTGCAATTGATGATAAAATTACACAAGCAACAACAGGTGCAGTTGGTAAAGTTGTAGAGTGGGACTCTACAAATGCAATTTTATATTATGTTCAAACAAGACATTCAAATGAAGGTATTGATACAAATGGAAATAAAGTAGCCTTTAGTGCAGCTAACGTAATCAGCGGAGCGACTTCAGGCAGCGCAACACCTGATACTAGTCATTCAGCAACAACGAACAATGTAGTATTCAATTCAGGATATTCTGTGCCAGAATTAGACCACGATTCAGGTGATGTTTTATACGTAGAAAACAGAGCGCCAATAACAAGAGCGGCAGACCAGACAGAGAATATTAAACTGATTATTGAATTTTAAGGGGATATCAGACTATGCCAAGTCCAACTGATTTTAACTTATCGCCCTATTATGATGATTTTGCTGAAAGTAAAAAGTTTCATAGAATACTTTTTAGACCAGCATTTGCCGTACAAGCGAGAGAGTTAACACAATCACAAACGATTTTACAAAACCAAATTGAAAAATTTGGTGACCATATGTTCAAACAAGGAGCTATGGTTATTCCTGGTCAAGTTTCTATTGACACTAATTACGAATCAATAAAATTAACTTCAAAATCAGCTTCATCACTTAGCGATTATAATAATACTACACTAACAGGTGGTACTTCAGGTGTGACAGCAAAAGTAGTTGGTGTTTCTGCTACAGATGGTACAGACCCCGACACTTTATTTGTAAAGTATAATAAAGCTGGTACTAATAATACTTCAATAATTTTTACAGACGGAGAAACATTAACTTCAGATGGTTCAGGTACTCCGACTTGCGTTGTTGCTACGACACACATTGGTTCAGCTGCAGCTATACAAGCAGGTACTTATTATATAAATGGATTTTTTGTAGGTGTTGATACTTCAACTTTAGTATTAGACAAATACACAAACACACCATCATACAGAATAGGTTTAACAATTACAGAAAGTTTTGTGACACCTAATGATGACAATACTTTAAATGATAATGCTCAAGGTGTATCAAACACGAATGCTCCAGGTGCTCATAGATTTAAAATACAATTAGGTTTAACAAAGAAAACTTTAGCTTCTGCTGATGATAATAATTTTTACGAAATATCAAGAGTTGATAATGGTGTTATTCAAACTATGGTCAGAGAGACCGAGTATGCCATATTAGAAGAAACATTAGCTAGAAGAACATTTGACGAATCAGGTGATTATGTTTTAACTAATCCTGATTATGATGTTAGAGAACATTTAGCCTCTGGTGATAATAGAGGAGTTTTTTCAGCAGCTGATGGTGGTCTTGCAACTAAACTAGCAATAGGTGTATCGCCTTTTAAAGCTTACGTAAACGGTTATGAATCACAAAGATTAGGTACAACTTTTGTTGATATAGACAAAGCAAGAGACTTTGATACAGGTAATAATAACAAAACAAGATTTGAAGTAGATAATTATTTTAATGTCAATAATGTTTATGGTTCGCCAGATGTAGGATTTGTTTCTGGTGATGTAGAACCTTTTAAAGCAATTAATTTATACGACAGAGCAACTTCAGTTAGAGGTACAGAAAATGCAGTTGTAGGTTTTGATGTTCCACAAATTGGTCGTGCTAAGAGTAGAGGTTTCCAATATGTAAGTGGTTCTGAAACTAATGACATATTTAATACAGATGGTATTTGGCGTCATTATATTTTTGATGTTGAAATGTTTACACACTTAAATTTAACAAGTATGCCTGTTATGCAATTTACAGATGGTGAAATTGTTAATGGTGCAGTTTCTAACGCAAGTGGTATTGTTCAATTCATATCAGTAGACCACACATTTTCTCCGGCTTCAGCAATTAGTGTTGCAAGTCCAGGTGTTGTGACATTAAACGGCCACGGATTAGTAGATGGTCAACAAATAAATTTATCAGGTGGCGATTTTCAAGTAGATAGTTCAGCATATACTCCAGGAATTTATTCAGTTAGAAATGCTACAACAAATACTTTTGAATTGTATAGTGCTAGTGGTAGAGACGCAGTAAATGTTACCTCATACACATCACCACCTACAATATTACACGGAGTATTAATTTTATCTAATGTTCAAGGAACATTTATTGCAGGAGAAACGGTAACAGGTCAATCGTCAAGTGCTTCAGCAAATATTCAATCAGATTCTTTAGGTAGAAGAGGTGTTATAACAAAAGATATATCATCAACTAAACAAATTGGTATGCCAGGAACACCTCCTTATACAGCTGATGTTGATTTGTCTGCTACGTTTTCTCAACACGTAAATATTCAAGGTAACGTTTCTATTGCAAATAGTTCGGCACAACTATTAGGTAAAGGTACAAACTTTAATGTTGATTTAAAAATCAATGATAATATATCATTTACAAATGACGCCGGTGTTACCGTTAATGCAGTAATTAAAAATATAGTTTCACAAGCAGAAGCAACTTTAACTGCCAATGTGGGAGCTGCTGATGTATCAACTGCTACCGTTGTGACAAGAAAAAGAGCAAAATTACAAAAACCAGAAAACAATATTTTATTGTTTAAGTTACCATATAAAACAATCAAGACTTTAAAAACAACTTCTAACTCTGGTTTAACTGATACTAACTTTCAAGTAAGAAGACAATTTACTTCAACACTATCTTCAAATGGTGACGCAACTATTTCAGCGGGTACAAACGAAACATTTGCTTCATTATCAAATAGTGACTTCTCTGTATCTGTTATGACTACCGGTTCAGGTTCTACTGGTGCAGTTGGAGATACACTAAACTTAACAGGTAGTAATCACGAAGGCGATTCAATATTCAATCTAACAGGTTCACCTACAGGTAAAACTTTAAACCTAGATTTTGGTGCTAACTTTGCTGGACATAAAATTAAAATTATTGCAACGGTCAGTAGAGCGGTTGCAGGTTCTAAAACAAAAAGTTTAAATAGTGCTCAAACGGTAAACATATCTAGTCAACAAACAATTGAAAGTGGTACAATAGGTTTAGGCAAAGCTGATATTTTTAAAATCAATAATGTTTATATGTCTGGTGGATTTGGTTCAGCTGCAAGTGCTTCAGATACAGATATTACAAACAGATTTGATTTAGACAACGGTCAAAGAGATAACTTCTATGACATTGGTAGATTAAAATTAAAACCAGGTGCTATTAGACCAACAGGTCAATTGTTAGTTAACTTTGATTTCTTTTCTCACGGTTCTGGAGATTATTTTGATGTTGACTCATATTCAGGTGTTGTTAATTACGAATTAATACCTAATTATGTTTCAGATACAACAGGTGAAAGTTATGAATTAAGAGACACTTTAGATTTTAGACCAAGAGTAGATGACGCCAGTACAATTACTTCAGATTTAGTCGCTAGGTCTTATGATGGCACAGGTGCTTCAAGTGTTGACATACCAAAATTCAATTCAGATATTACTTCAGATTTAGAATTTTATCTAAACAGAATAGATAAAATTTTCTTGACAAGAGAAGGCCAATTAAGAACGGTAAAAGGTTCGTCTGATTTAAACCCATTATCACCAGCAGATTTAGATGGTCATATGTTAATGGCAACGGTAAATGTTCCTTCTTATACTTTGAGAACGGATGACGTTGATGTTGAAGCTGAAGATAATAGAAGATATACAATGAGAGATATTGGTTCTTTAGAAAAAAGAATTAAAAATATGGAGTATTATACTCAACTCTCTTTATTAGAAGCTGACGCACAATCTTTACAAATACAAGATAGTGATGGTTTTGATAGATTTAAAAATGGTTTTGTTGTTGACAACTTCACAGGACACAATGTTGGTGATGTAGCTAACAATGATTACAAATTATCTATTGATATGGCAAGAGGTGAGGCAAGAACATATTTTAATGAAGACGTAATTGAATTAGCAGAATCAGATGATGATGGTTCAGCAATTACAGCAGGTGATAGAACAGACGCAAACTATCAAAAAACTGGTGATTTAATTACATTACCTTATACTGAAACAGCATACATCACTCAACCTTTTGCAACTAAAACAGAAAACTTAAATCCTTTCTTAATATTTGATTGGATTGGTGATATTGATTTAGACCCGCCAGTTGATGAATGGAAAGAAACAAGAGTTGCTCCTGAAATAGTTGCAAACGTAAATGGTTCTTTTGATATTATGGCAATTCAAAGAGGTTTAGATAATACAAGTATTTCAGAAATACCAGTTGGTACCGTTTGGAATGAATGGCAAGACCAATGGTCAGGTAATCCAAGGTCTAATCAAAGTTGGCAAGGCAGAGATTTAGTTCAAACAACAAATACAGATGTTGGTCAAGTTAGAAGTGGTATAAGAACAACAATAGTTCCTCAAACTTTAAGACAAAGTTTAGGTAGTAGAGTTATATCTGTAAACTTTGTACCATTTATAAGAAGTAGAGAGGTAACATTCCAAGCTTATGGTATGAGACCTAATACAAAAGTATTTCCTTTCTTTGATGAAATTGCAGTAGCAACTTATGTGACACCAGATGGTGGTTCGTTAGGAGGAAACTTAATTACAGATTCAACAGGTTATGTAAAAGGTGTTTTTGCAATACCTGACCCTAATGATACAACTAAACCAAAATGGCGAACAGGAAAAAGAGTATTCAGATTATCTAGTTCATCTACAAATAGTACAGATAGAAGAGCCGTTGCAACTTCAGCTGAAGGTGATTATGACGCAAAAGGATTGTTAGAAACAACGCAAGAAGCTATTATTGCTAGTAGAGAAGCAAGAACGGTAAGACAAACTACCACATCAAATAGAACAATTACTAGAACGGCAAGTAGAGTTATTGCAAGAAGACAACCACCTGATAGAGGTGGTAATGATAATGATAGAGGTGGAGGAGGTGATGGTGACCCATTAGCTCAATCATTTATGGTTGATGATGAAGACGGTATATTCTGTACTAGTGTTGATGTTTTCTTTGCAACTAAATCGGAAACTATTCCTGTTAAAGCAGAAATAAGAAATATGGTCAATGGTTATCCAGGAACAAAAATTCTACCTTTCGGATTAAAATGGATTAATCCAAATCAGGTAACTACAAGCACAGACGCAAGTTCAGCTACAACATTTACATTTGACTCACCTGTCTATCTACAAGAAGGTGTTGAGTATGCTCTAGTATTATATTCAGATTCGGTAGATTATACTGCTTATGTGGCAAGACTAGGTGAAAAACAAATTGGTTCAAATAGAACGGTATCAACTCAACCTAATATGGGTGTCTTATTCAAATCAGCTAACAATAGAACGTGGTCAGCTGAACAAATGGAAGATATGAAGTTAACTTTGAAGAAGGCAGTATTTGATAACTCATCTTCAGGAACGGTAACATTATGTAATGGTAGTTTACCAGTTAAAACTTTAGATAATAATCCAATTAGAACATTTGCTGGTTCAAATGTTGTTAGAGTGTTCCATAAAAACCACGGTATGCATAGTTCAAATGATAACGTGACAATTGCAGGATTGGCTTCAGGAACATACAATGGTATTCCACATTCTGATATTAACGGAACATATACAACTATTACAAACATAACTTTAGATAGTTATGATATTACTGCTTCAAGTGCCGCTACTTCAACAGGTGATGTTGGTGGTGCTACCGTGACTGCTTCACAAAATAGACAATTTAACGTTATGCAATTACAAGTCGGACACGTTTTACATCCTAGAACAAATCTGACTTCACAAATGTGGACAACAAGTGGTCGTTCAGTTCACGGTTCAGAGACAGCGTTTGCATTGGCAAGTAATTCAGAAGCAAGAAGTGTTGTATTAGGAGATAATATTTATTTTACAGACCCTAGAATGGTTGTAAGTCAAATAAATGAGACAAATGAAATGACTGGAAATAAATCTTTATTTCTTAACTTAACTATGTCAACACAAAATGCTAACGTATCTCCTGTAATTGATTTAAAAAGATGTAATGCTTTTGCAATTTCAAACAGATTAAATCAACCTACGGTAACATCAACTGATACATTTACAGGTGACGGTTCTACTGCTACATTTACATTATCAAGTACACCGGCAAGTGTACACTTGTTAGCTGTTAAAAAATCAGGTAAAAAATTAGCACCAGTAGATGACTTTCAAGTTTCAGGTTCAACATTAACATTAACAACTGCTCCAGCTGCAGGTTCAAAAATAGTTGCAAAATTAGCCAACACGGTTGATTTTGAAGATGATACAGCAACAGAGGGTGGTTCGTCTGAAGGTGTTTACTTAATTAAACCTGTAAGTTTAGCAAATCCATCAACTGCTATTGAAGTAAGGGTGGCGGCTAGTGTAAGGTCAACTTCATCTATTAAAATGTTTTACAGATTAACAGGTGGTGAAGAAACAAGACGTATTCAGGATATTGAATATACACCATTTAATACAGATGGTTCTTCCGATACAAATATTGCTCCTTCAACTGGCGACCAAGTTATTGATAGAGATTTCAAAGATTACAAATTTAGTGTTAAAGATTTACCAGAGTTTACATCATTCCAAATTAAAGTAGTATTCAATGGAACAAACTCTGCTTATCCTGCTAGATTGAAAGATTTTAGAGCGATTGCTCTGGCGGTATAATATGGCAAAAATTAAAGTAGAAGGTTATGATAATATGGTAAGAGACACAAACTCAAATGCTATAGTAAATACAAACGTAACCGAGTATCAACTTTATATGCAAAGAAGAGAATCTAGAAAAAGTCAAAGTGACCAGATTAAAGGTGCTTGTAGAGAGATAAATAATTTGAAGACAGAATTAAGAGAAATAAAAAATTTAATTAAGGATTTAGTAAAATAAAATGGCTGTAAGAACAATTAATATAACAGATAGTTTAGAAGATTTAAGAACGCAGTTTAATGCTCTTACTTCACAGGACTTCGGTGATATTGCAAATTTAGATAGTTCTATTAACGCTACAAGTATTGTTGGCGCTATGAATGAAACTATCGGTATTGTTAGTGCCGCTGCTGGTTTCTTTGTAGTTGATTCTTCATCTACTAGACAATTAATTGGTTCAGGTCAAGAATTACACGTACAAGGTACAACAAACGAAATTACAGCCGCTGTTCAAGCTACAGACACATTAGTAATAGGTTTACCGTCAGACGTAACCATATCAAATGGTTTAAATGTCGGTAATGGTGGTATTAGTTCAGCAGGAAATATTGCAACAACAGGTTCAGCAGCCGTAAAAACAAATCTTATAGATGATGTATCTGGTGGAGTTATTAATATTAACGCTGCTATTATTACTTCAGGTGACGCAACTCTTGGTTCTATTAACGTATCAGGAAATACTATTTCGTCATCAAACTCTAATACAATTACTTTTAATGATAACATAGCAACAGGCACAAATAAAGTAACCATAAACGGTACTGAATTTGGTGGCACAGCAGGTGATATCAATACTTTAGCTGGTGAAACTTCATTTGGTTCATCTATTAGATTATCGCCAAACAAATTAGTTATATTTGAAGGTGCTACAGATGATGGTTTTGAAACAGCATTAACGGTAACAGACCCAACAGCAGACAGAGTTATAACTTTTCCAGACGCAGGTGGAGATGTTATGTTAACAGGTGGTGTAGGTCAAATTTCAAACTCTAACATTTCAAACAATACAATAACATCAGCAAAATTTTCAAACGCAGTTAGTTTGATACTATATAATAGTGCAGGTGTAGCACAGAAAACAATTTTTGGTGCAGGTTCGTAAGAATAACAATGAGGATATATTATGGCAGTAGTCAGACCAGTTTATTTAAATAGTGGAAACATCCAAGCAATGGATGACACTATGTTTGATTTATTGAAAAGTGTTTTTAAATATCAATTTCAACAAGCAAATCCAATAGCATTATCAGTAGTATCTTCAGGCGGTAGTTTAGGTTCTATAACCGACACACGTATGGTTGCTGGTGCTTCAAATACTAGAACAGATAGATTTTCAACAGAAGCTGAAACTGCCGATATTACTCAAACTTCCGTAGTTTACACTAGAATAGCTCAAAACGTTGCAGCTGCTCCTACTTTAGGAACAGATAATGGTAAACGTTATTTTGTTTACATAGATGATACAAATAATTTAAAAGCTATGACACACCAAGATATGTTAGACTCAATAATACGGCCGGTAATTTTAGAATTAACAACAGGTCAAAATAATGCTACAACTGCTGGAACATATTTTATAGATACAACGGCAACTCTATCAGGCGGCCAACAATTAATGTCAGCAACTCCTGTATTTTTAGATACAAGAGCGGATACAAGTGCTTATACGCAAGACGGTATAGGTGAAACGCCAGACCAACCTACAACTATTACAAGTTATTACTTAAAGAAAAATATTATATCAGCACCATCTTTATCAGTTTTGCCTTTACAATTAAGGTCTGATAATGATGTACAAGAATTTTCAACGGCTGATGTTGATACATTATCAAATGAATTAATTAGACACGAAGTTATTGCAAGTGCAGGAACATTTAAGTTAAGATATAATTTAGGTGGTGCTGGTACAAGTAAAGGTTCAGGTATGACTGATACTAGACTAAATGGTACAGGTAATTACCAAACAAGATACGTTAACACAAACGATTATAGAGCTCAAGAGTTTCCTGACGGAACATCAGCAACAATTAGTACAACATTTTTGAAGGTTAATTTAACTTAATTATGAATTATGAATATATTATTAACAGGCGGTGATGGCTTTATAGGTCAAAATCTATATAAACATCTTACCAAAAAACACAACGTAATCAACATAGATAAAATTTCAGGTTATGATTTATTAACCTGTGATTTACATTATAACGCAGACGTTGTAATTCATTTAGCAGGTCTATCTGGTGTTAGAGATAGTTTAGATAATCCTGAAGAATACTGGAAACAAAATGTAATTGCAGGTCAAAGACTATTTGATTTTTTTGCAGACACAAAAATTTTATATGCCAGTTCATCTACAGCTTGGGAACCTTGGAGAAATCCTTATGCAATGAGTAAATATAGTCTTGAACAAATAGCACCAGAAAATAGTTTAGGTATGAGATTTACAACCGTTTATGGTCCTAATGCTAAGTCTAATATGTTGATACCTAAAATGTTAAAAAATGACGTTCAATATATTAACACAAATCATAAAAGAGATTTCATACACGTTGATGATATTATAAGTGCCATAGATATATTAATGATAGAAAATGTAAGGGGTGTTGTAGATATAGGTACAGGTCATACTCACGAATTAGTTGACTTGGTAGATTATTTTCATATTGATTGTGAGAGAAAAATGGGTGGTGAAAACGAAAGACTGGATAACAAAGCTGATATTACTACACTAAATAGGTTAGGTTGGAAACCAAAAGTAAACTTATATAATTATTTAAAGGAGAATAGAAATGTTAACTGAAGTGAATTTGAAAGACCATTTGGTCAAAGCAAATTTTATAGATAATGAAAGAAAGATGATTGAGGTATTATATACTTCTAAAGATTACAAGATAACTAATAGTACGGTTATAGAATACGATACAGAGCATCCTGATTTTCAAGAATTAATGAAAGTTATGAGTGTTGATGAATTACACGAAACAACTTACAACACAAAGAAAGCAGAGAGAGCTGAGTTTGAAAGAACAGCAATAGAAATTGCTAAAAATAGTGGTCTTGTATTAGGTCACGATAAAATAGATACTAGTTTTTTTCCTATATTAACAAAAGCAATATTTGAAGAGCCTGAAAATGAAGACCATTTGTTTGCATTAAAACTGGCTTTATTTGAAATAAAAGAAATTAGAGATACTAAAAAAGAAGAATTAAAAACTCAATTAAGAAAATCTACTACAAAGATTGAAGCATTATTGTATGCTTTACAAATTATCTTGGCAGAAAGAAGTTAGAGTACCAACCATTCCAACCTTTTTCCATAATGTGATGGTATTGTCCTAATGTCAACATATTATAATTATCTGGTTTTTTATATATGTGATTGGCAATAGATTCACATACTTTAGGATAAGTTTGATAATATTTTAATTCTCTATAATAAAACTCATCACTACCTTTGTTGTATTTCTTTAAAAAATACTCTTCGTTAGATTTAAATTTTTTCCATATATAAGACACGTCACCAGTCCAACTAACAACAGATGAATTTAAAGGTGTGTGAGCAGGTTCTCGCCAATAACTATCGTCTAATAAAGTAAAGTTATTTTTAATTAGATTAGGTAATTTGCCAAATATAATCATATCTAAATCAAAGTATAAGTTTTCACCGTCTCTAAATCTATCATACATTTGTAGTTTATTGTACCAGTTACCATATAAGTCTCGTTTAATAACTTCAAAACTATCGTACTTTAAACCAGAAAAGTTATCAATCATATACTTTAGATTCTCAACGTGCCATTGAGTAAACTTTTCACCAAATTGACAACAAATTATTCTCATTGAAATGCCCACGCTTTTTCATTACACCAAAAACATTTACCACAAGGTTCTGGATAGTTTGTATTACCACTTTCAGGTCCCCACGCACACGATTTTGTCATAGGGTATAATTCTTTTATAAGGTTGTGTTCTTTATAAACACCTGCTACAAATTTTTTATTAACGTGTAAATATGGCATATAAACACCACTATCTAATAATTTTTCATTTGACCTGCCTGGGTCTCTTTTTCTTTCAGCAACATCATAAAAACCTAATCGTTTCATATCTTCAATAGGAGGATTCATAGACATAGCCATTGCAACAACCGTATTATGTCTATCATACATTATTTTTCTAGCATTTCTATTTTGTAGTGCCTTTGAACCACCTCTAACGGTTCGCCATTTTGGTACACCATTAATTTTACCCTTTGGCGAATCTAATTCTTCTTGAGCCTTTTTTAACCAAATAGGGTCACTTGTATTGACATCAAATATAGTTAAATCTTTTATATTAGGGAACATACCTTTTAAGTATCTATGAACATTGATGGCACATTCTGTATCTAAAGGACCGTCTATATCTTTTGAATGAAAAGGAAATATATCAATATTAGGAAAATAATTTGCAATTAAATAAGTTAATGAAGATGAATCTAATCCACCAGACAATGATATTACTATCTTATTTGGCAGTTCAGGAAAAAGGTCTTCACTAAACAAATCTATTGTTTGATTAGAGTAAGTTAGTTTCATTTTTAGCCTCTTTATAATATTGTTCAAGTTCGGGATATAATTCAAATAGTTTATAATTATTATGATTACGGTCTAACGCTTGACAATATTCAATTGTTTTTACAAAGTCTAATTTATTTTGTTTCTTTTCTAATGATTTTATAATATTAGGATAGTCTTTGTATTTTGGTATTAGTTTTTGTTTAATTTCATAAGGTAAGTTCTTAACTTGTAATATTGCTGGATGTTGTATAATATAATATGTGTGAGGTATACCTATTTCTTTTAGATATTCTTGAAGTTTCCAAATATGCATAACACTTAAAAAAGATACTACACTATGAACATTTACTCTACTATCTTTTCTTGCTTTCATAACCATCATATTATCAATTAATTGTGGCCAATCAGATTTTTTTCTAATGTAGTCATTGTATTTACCATAACTATCAATAGATATTTTCATAACAAACTCTTTAAATTTACCAAAGTAATTTCTAAAATCATAATTATCCATTTTAAATACAGATAAATTTGTTTTATATATCAAGTCAATACCTTTTGAATGTCCTGTTTGTACCAGTTTGTCTAAAAGTTTATAATGATTTTTCATAACTAAAGGTTCGCCACCTATCAACTTAATTGACCTAGTATATTTTGCTACTGAAGCCACATCATCTAAATGTTCTTCTCCGTCGTGTTTCATTGTATTCATACGTTCACCGTCTTTAGGGTCTAAATCGGGGTCAAATACTTTACCTATTTTTTTAAGTGATATAGTTCTAGTGTTAGCACTTCTTGGTGTACACATATAACAATCAAGATTACAAGCATTACCAAACATTTTCATTTTAATGTCTAATATTCTCTCATCTAAATCTATTTTACCTTCTTCTTGAAATTTTTGTACCGCTCTTAATAACTCTGGTACTTTACTATCAAAGGTGCCTGCTAATACTTGTTCAACATATTTCATTCTATCTGAACGACCATATAATAGTTCGTGTTTTCTACAACCTGTACAATGTTTGTCAAAAAACTCACCATCAAAATCTTCTTTTAACATTTCTTCTCGTAATCTATTTTGATAATCAGATGTATACCATTCTTTAATGGTTGTGTTTTCCATATTGTGGCCAGTAGGAGCTAATGCGTCATAACAAGGTGCATATCTACCACTTAAACTAGAAAATATATGAGTCCAAGGCAAAGGACACCACCATATTTTTTTATCTTTTAGTTTCTTTTCAAACTCTGTTTTTTGTGTTTCGTTCATTTAATAATTCTACCTGGTCCAGCGTAATGTATAATTCTTATACTATCGTTTACTTGACCACCCATTTCAGCATAGTCTGTTTTAAACAAACTACAATATAACTTTTGTAGTTCTAAATTTTCTTGAAAGTTATCTGACTTTTTAAATAACCATTTTCCTGGTAAACATATAATATCATTTGCTTTACCCTTTACATAATTTTGTTCACCATAATATTTGTGGTGTACTACACCAGTATCATAATAATGGTTTTGCCAATATTTAGGGTTTAATGCAAAGTCGTCCCATATGTGATTTAAAGTACCTGATTTGAATTTATAAAAACCACCATTGATACCTAACTTGTTATCCCACCAAGAAGAATATGTTAATAGTTCACCGTCTTTTACTTTATAATTTAATATTCTATCTACATTGTTTACAATTTTCTGGTCAATGTCCATAATTATAATGTCATCACCTGGCTTCTGATTACCAAATTGAGGACTAAAAAATTTTAATTTGTGCCAATGTTTTACAATATCACTATGATGATTATAAGGTAATACTACATCAGCATCCACGTCTGTATCACTTATACAAATAGATTCAAAAGGTATCTTACTATGTTTTTTTAAATCTCTATATAAATTACCAACATAGTCTGGCGTATAAAAACCTTTATGATAGACCGTGCATATCTTAAGCATTTACATTTCTCCATACTATATCAAACTTTTTATTAATTGCGTGTATAAGTTTAGCACTTTCAGGTATAAAAAGATTATCATAAAAGAAATAATGCCAATCATCATCTAACCATTGAACAGGTACGTTATGTTGTTTTAATTTTACACTAAACAAAGTCTCATTATCATATCCAAAATAGTCAACAATTTTTTTAGGAAACATACTCTTATCAAATTTTAATTGTGTCATTGTAATCATATCTTGGTCAAATTGATTAAAGTATTCTAACTTATATAAATGTGATTTATCTATACCAATAATACCAGTATTAACTACATCACATTCAGAGCTTAGACCTCTTTGTAATAACATTGCTTGAGAATTATAATACTTTGAGTTAGGACTTCTAATAGTTTGTGATGTTTCTGTTATATTATCTATCTTTGAAACCTTATCATTATTATTTGCGATAGCTATGCCTTTAGATAAATCAAAAACTTCAAAAAAGTTTTCTTTAGTATTAGGTATTACATCAAAATCAAGATATAACATTTGGTCATACTTTGAAGAAAACTTATATAATAAAAATATCTTGTAAAAGTTTATTATATTATATGTTGTCAAAAAAGGATATTTACTTTTCATTTCATCTTTATATTCTTCATATTTGTTTATTAATACAAAGTCAGCACCAATACTATCAGCATATTGTTGTTTACAATCTATCAATCTTTGATAGTTTTCTTTTAGTTCCTTTTTAGTGTTTAAATTTGTTTTTTGATTATCAACAAATTCACTATCAGGCACCTCAATGTAAATACTATAAATTAATCTTTTCATATCTTACCTATTAATGTAAATCTAGTACCCCTGTCATCTGGTATTTCATCTCCAACTAATACCTCTGCTTTATCAGGCAATTGTTTTTTAAATTCTTCTATATTCTTAACGCAGTTTATGTGTGTTGGTATATCAAACATAGCATTAGATTGAAACGCAAAGTAAGCTGGCGACACTCTATCCCACCAAGGATTTTTATATTCTGGAGCAGGTCCCCATTCTCTCATTGGTTTCATATGTTCACAACTAGTATTAATAAACAAGTTAGCATTTTTGTATGCATTTCTAAATTCAAATACATCACCAGTTATAAAATCAACATCTAAATCTTTAAACAATTCATATTTTGCTCTGTTAATAACTTTAGAATCTTGGTCTATGCAAGTAATCTTTTTAACTTTATCGTAAAATGCTGGTATCAATATACTACCATACCAACTACCAAATATAACTATTTGTGAATTCTTTGTTAAGATATTTAAATTATTAATATGATTAATTAAATTCATTTTAGATAGAAATTGATTAGGACTAAATGAATCTAATAAATCTTTTTCTTCAGCCGTTCTATTTTCACCTCTACCTTCTTTAGGATTATTTACTACTTCTCTCATTGCAGGCGTTATCAACATATTCAATATAGTTTGTAATTGTTTTATATCCATTTAACAATATCCTCTATATTTGATTTTATATCACCTTGTACAATACCTCTATATTCTTTAGCTTTGCCAATTGAAATTAATAACATTGGTCTATAATTTACATAATCAAAATCTATCCAATGCTTTAGGTTTCTATGAAAACATAAACAATAAGATAAATCTAAACCTTTTTCTACTACTAGACCAGTTAGATTAGTTGCATACAATCCTATTTCAACTGCTGTGCCATTAGAGTCATCACCTTCTTTTACTCTTCTTTCATCCATTTGTTCCATATAATGGCCTAAAGATATTTGATGTTGATACCATTCATTTGTTTTTCTTACCCACCTCATAGTTATCAATAACAAATAAGGATTATATCTTACGTGTTGATAATCAGGATTTTCTCTATCTTTCTCACCTTTCCAGGGGTAAGAGCCATATATTTCCATAAACTTATGATTGCCTACTACGTTTTTATAGATTTTTTCCTTTTCATCTTGTTTATCAGGACCTAATACATTTACTTGATAAGGTACAATATTTTGTTTAGAAGGTGTTAGTTCATATGCCTTTTGTAATACTTCTTCAATATCTTCTCTAGGTGGTATGACATTCATATCATAACTTCTAACGTGTTTTCTTTTTTTTATTATATCGTAATAACTCATTTTCTTATCACACAATCATTGATAACTAATATATCAATTGCAGTTTTATTAAATGTTTTTAAAGCTTGTTCTGGTGTTTCTACAATAGGTTCTTGACAATTAAAACTCGTATTCAAAAGCATTGGTATTCCTGTTATCTTCCAAAACTCTTTTATAATATTGTAAAACTTTTCATTAAAATCTTTATTGACCGTTTGTATTCTTGCAGTACCGTCAACGTGTGTTATACCTGGTACTTTGTCTGATTTTACTTTACATATTCTTGACATATATGGACTAGGACTATTTGTATCAAAGTAATCTTTGTAATACTCTTCTAATACTGCTGGTGCAAATGGTCTAAAATCTTCTCTCATTTTTATAGTGTGATTAATAATATTTTTTATATCCGGATTTCTAGGGTCTGCTAATATACTTCTATTACCTAATGCACGATTACCACTTTCTGATTTACCTTGAAACCAACCTACTATTTTGCCATCAGCAATTGATTGTGCTATTTCTTTGTAATTTACTTTCTCTCCGTCATATTCATAATTCGTACCAGCAAAGGTATTTGACTTATGTAAATTATTGTTTAATGTACAATCAGCGTGTTGATAAACACCTATAGCTTGTCCTTCATCACCAACTGCTGGTGGTATGAATACATTTTTATAATGTTTGGTAAACTCTTCATTCATATAACCATTATATGCAACACCACCTGCTATACATAAGTTATCACAACTTTTTAATGGGTAAATATATTCTTTTATTTTATCTATTGTAAACTTTTGTAAGGTGTATGCTAAACTTTCTTTACCAAATTTCTCAATATTAATTAGTTTGTGAATATCGTATTTTTTCTCTCGGATATCGCCGGAGATTATCATTTCAAAGACATCATAGTAGTATTGATTAAAACTACCATAGCCTACCAACCCCATTAGTTTACTTGCGCCTAATGACCCAAATCCTGTAAGTTTAGACATTTGATTCCATAACCACCCTATCGGTAGTTCTTTTGATAAATCTTTTATATTACCTGTCTTATCAACGAATATACATCTATACTTAGCACCTATTCCGTCTATGGCAAGTATATCTGATTCACTATAACCAGAGTTAACGAAAGCGTAAGTAGCGTGTGATTGATGATGGTCTATATAATACACATTATCTTCAAACCAAAAGTCCCATAATTTTTTAGGTTCATATTCAAACACACCTTTTGGCACCACATCTTTACACATTCTAATACCACCATTAGTGTATGTAAATGCTAATACATCATCTGTTTTTTTCCAATAATCTTTTACAAACTCATTGTTTAATCTATAATCGTTTGTATTTAACTTATCATTTTCAGTTAAGTATGCTTCAGCGTGATAAGGTAGATTGTGTTTAAATCTGGTATGTCTTTCTCTTTGATTGTGATATACACCATCATAAGTATTTTGGTCGTGTAGATTTAAAGCCACAGCATTTATATTATGCATTTAATACCCTCGCATATTTTCTCATAGGAAAATGACCTTTTGGTTGTACCCATTCAGTACAAGTCTTACAATAGTTTTCATATTTGAACAATTGAAAGTTCATCATTTTGTCAATATTTTCCTGTGTTAACTCAAACGTTTTAGATAACTCTTTATTGTTAGCAAATTTTTTACTACAATGTACAATATGTCTTTTTTCAAAATCTATAACAGGCACCATAGGAAAGGCTGCACACATTTTACGGTCTATTTCAGCTGCTTGAATAACGTCTGTAAACTCTGGTGACCTGCCGTTAAATGCTTTCCACATTGTATTTTTATGATTTAATTTTTTTACTACATCTGGATATTTGTCTTTGTATTTGTAATAGTTTGGTGTTCTAACAACAACATTATAGTTATTATAATCATTCTCTGGTACATAATCAAAGTTACCAAGTTTTTTAACTTCATCATCATACCAATCAAGTATATTGTGTTCAACATATAATATATCTTTATCTTCTAATATATGAGGATATCTTTTACGAAC